GGTTCTACAACTGGTTCTACAACTGGTTCTACAACTGGTTCTACAACTGGTTCTACAACTGGTTCAACAACTGGTTCTACAACTGGTTCAACAACTGGTTCAACAACTGGTTCAACAACTGGTTCTACAACTGGTTCAACAACTGGTTCAACAACTGGTTCAACAACTGGTTCTACAATCTTTTTCTTTCGTGGTTTTCTTGTTTTCTTAGGTTCTATTACAACTGGTTCTAGTTCTTCATCAATGATTGGGGGTGATTCGTCTACAACTTTCTTTTGTCGCGGTTTTCTTGTTTTTTTCACTGGTTCAGTTATTACCGGGTGTTCATCTACTACTTTCTTCTTTGGTGGCATATACTAACTTAAAATCTTTTATTTTATGTAATTTAACATAGTCTAATTTAATAGTTTATCTAAATTAAGATTGCTAAGTCGATTGAGGATTACCAAACCTTTAAGGATAACTGTATATAGGTCAAATGGCGATTGAGCGTTCAATGACAGACAGCGGTTGTCTATTATAATATATCAACAAATTATGGTCTTTTTTGGTTAAAACATTAAAAAATTCAGTCGTTGTTAAATTACTTTTATTGTATTTTTGTTTATACATATCAAATATATATTCTAATTCATTATCCGATTTATAATAACCATATTTTGTTAGTAATGTCTTATCAATTAGCATTGTGTTATATCCTATCGTAGGTTGTTTGACATTATTTAATTGGGTTTGTAGTATGAATTCTATTTTTGATATATCTTCTATTTGACCAAGGTTCATTATTGCGGTTATAACGGACGTATATATTATTTTATACCCGTATCTTATAATATCATTAATCTGTGTCACTAATTTATACGGTAATGCATAACTCGTAGGGTCATGATATGTTATATAATGACCGTTACATTGTTTTATTATATCATTCTTTATTCTATAATGTGATAATGTTCTTTTTAACCTAAATGTTCGTATATTAGACCGGTGTTGTTGTATACGAGTTATTTTTTTAAATGTATCATCTGTTGAATTATTATCGACTATTATTATTTCAATATTAGTGTAAACCTGATTTAAAATTGACTGAACCGAGTTTACAATTGTTGTAGAATTATTTAATGTTATTATAATAACACTTATTTTCCTTAAAGATGATTTAAATGTATATAATGACAAGTCCCAATTGCGTTCATTGCTATAACTGGTTATATCAGTTGTCGAATCGTGCATAGAACTAGTAAATACATCGGCAATAGCAATAAATGGATATATTGTATAATCATGTTTATTATAATCCCGTAATGGTCCGGTATCGAATGTTATATTGTAAAATTGTATTTTATCTATCATAAACTGAAATACATTCTTATTATACGCAATCGCATAACTCCCATCACATGGTAATGTTTTATATAAAGGTTTATTTATTATGTGATCTTGATGGTTATTTATAGTATGCCAGTTACTTCCTAGTCTTACAATCTCCCATTTAGGGGGCATTAATCTAAGTTTATAATAAAGAGTTTTACAAAAATCATTTGATAATAATACATCGTCGTCAAATATTATAATATATTCATATGATTTGGACAATGCATCTTTAAATACATTTAACATTGACTTAAGATATCCTATTTGTGAGCGATTCTTTAACATCTTGGTGTTATAATATAATTCTTGTTTAGAACACCCATTGTATTTTAACGGATTTGATAAATATGATTGTAACAATATATTACAATGATCATCATTATTTCCATCCACCCCTTCAATGAAATCGAATTTTAGATTATGTTCTTTATTATTATGAATAAATATGTCTCTCTTTAATGTGTCTTTTTTTAGATTTATAACATATATCTTATCAAAAAAAAGATTTATAATATTACTATAAAATGTGTCTCCAACAGGTTTTATATTATCATTTATTAACTTAAATTTTGCGGTTTTATCAAGTTTATGATCAGTATAATATTTATGAATTACACCATTAAGTATGAAAAATCCATTTGCATTACCTTCAGCTGTTATATTATGATTACCATCGACTATTTGAACAGGTGTTAGTTCTTGCCCTGAAATCTTTATGAATATAATTTGTTTGGTATCTAGACCCTTGTTTATTGTATAACCGTTATTATATTTAATAAAAATTGATTCTACCTTTCTTGAATGTATGAATTCTTGATATATAATATCCATTACATATTGAATATATTACTTATTTGTTATACGAACCCATTTGTTATACGAACTGTTATTCTATAACTACCTTGAAATCTAGTGATATAGTATTATAAATATTATAAATATTATAAATATTATAAATTCGTTAAGTTACAACGAGTGTATGGGATGGGTATAGCAGCAAAAGAATATACCGAATTTTGAAAGAAATATGTTAGAAAATGTTATATTCAGTTTCACAGTCCTATGTTCATTATATGGTGCTAATAACCAATATGTATAATATATAAAATAATATTGTATAAAAAACTAATACTAATTTATGTTTCAATTGATATATATAACTCCAAATAAAAGATATATATTAGATAAAATTAATAACTATTACATATATAATAAAGAGAATAACATAGACAATGGTTTTATATTATTGAAAACATCATATCAAAATATACGCATCGCATATGTTATATTAGGGGATGTATCAATTAACGTAGATATATGTGCTACCATAGGCATAACATATAATGATTCTAAATTTTATTTTATGAATTTATTTATAGTTGATATTAAACATATATCATATATATCTTATGATAGACGATTATTATTTAAGTTTATAAAGAATCAATCACAAATCTATTATTATTTAACAGATTTCAGTAATACTAGTGTGAGTAATCTTAAATATAATATATTCGATAATATCATTATATATAATCTTCAAGACAATTATGACATATCACATCTAAACTTGATTTCAAATAATAACATCATGATATATGAAGACGCAAAGAATATATTTAAACCGTCGAGATACAATAACATACGCAATGATATTTATATAAATAATATAAATCATGTTGTATTACTACACTGTAATAAACATATATTGGAACGATTTAAAGAAATTAATACAACTACTAAAATAACATATTATCCTTATCCGGTTAATGTAAAATATATTGATAATAGTGATGCATGTGATACTAATAGCAATAAAAGGTATGATATATTATATTTTGGTAATGCTGAATCGGTTATATATCCATTGCGGAATCGTATATATAAATTATTAGACTATCCTATATTAACAAAGTATAATATAAAAATCATCGAATTCAATGGATATACATACAATAAAAACAAACAATTTATTATAGGCGAAGAACTAATAAATCTTATAAAAGAATCTAAATATGTTATATGTACATCGAGTATATACAGGGTACTTCTTCGTAAATATATTGAAGTAAATTATAGCGGTACTATGATAATAGGAGATAATTCTTTAAATATAGTAAACCCATCTAGTATTATACATATAGACAATACAATGTCAGATGATATAATACTAGACAAGATGTGTAATGCTATAGATAATTATGATAAATTATATAACATAATACCAATAGCAAATGGTTTGCTAACATATGATAATTTCTATAATGATTTAATAACAGGTGATTTTATATGTAAATATAATAGTCTTATAACATGACATATGAATATATCAACGTGAAACATTGTTAGTAAGTAATAAGAACCATACCTTTTTCTTTGATGATACTCTATCAAATAAAGCATTATCAGTTGTTGTTTTATTCCATAGTAGAACAGGGCATAATAAGCTTCGTTTGATTGTCCAGTTCAGTTTACCTATTAAATAATATGAAATCCATATATCGTCCATTAACTTAATATCTTCGTGTGGTAATTTAAAGAAGTCATTATTATCGAATATAGATGTGTCTATAATAGACCCACCTGGTCCTCCGTAATTACCATACATGTATTTTGTATTTGTATTCTTTCTTACATCATCATTTTTGATGACTGAATCTTTATTGTAATTTAATAATATAGTATCGTTGCTTGCATTTTTGTAATCAATTTGATGGTTCTTGTGTTTGAATAATTTAACATACCATGTGATGAAATGCTTTGGTTGTCTCATATTATACATTTTTTCAACCCATTTAGATTCATATACCATATCATCATCTATATATATAACATATAATATACCCATCTTATATAATTCTTTCGTATATATGAATCGTTCGAATACATTGTTTTCATTATTGTAATGTTTTAGTGTTTTTTTTATATTAGTTGATGCAGTATTTATAATATTATTTAGATTATCTATTTCTTGGTTGTTATTATTCAATAAATGTAAATGAATACTAGATGAGACGGATTGATTATCAAGTGATTTAAGGATATTAGGTATATTACACACTCTCTTATATGAACACATTATAATATGAATGTCTTCATTCGTTATTCTACTACACATAATAATATTTAGATTATATACTTTCGATTATAACCGATAAGTTTTTAAAAAATATTATTTATAATATATATATATATGGCAAAATACAATATATATTATCATAATGACAAAGGAACTAAAGTTCTATTGAAATATTATGATAATAAGTGGAACATTGATAAATATTATGAATCAAATATATTCTATTTGATGGAAGATAAAAACAATTATTCACGTATAGTTAAGATTGCTGAATGTTCAAAAGAAGGACACTTAATAAGAATAACCAACAATTTACGAAAATATAGATTAGAGTTTGATACAAATAGTTTTAAAATAAAAGACGATTTTAAAATTAAAAATAATAAACTAGTTTCACAACATAAACTAGTTGATGCAACTAATATTTTAAAGTCACATGTGTTCGATATTACAAATTCACATGTTTTAATTAATTCTCATAGTAATTTTAACTTCACAGCGGGTGATACTATAATGATATCAAATTATATGAATATTTTAATGAAAAATAATAATTATATTACACTTATATCTACATATAAGTTTGATGAAACAATTATGACAAGAAACTTACAATATGATAAATATAAAATTATACAACCACGTAATATAAGATATTCTAATAATGATTTGATTAATCAAATAGATATTAATCATAAACATAATAATATAATATTTATACGAAATCATGAAATATTACCTCAATTAAATACAAAATCATATTTAAATAAAATTATATTTTATGGATTAGATATTCATGTACCAGAAATATCAAAAATGAATAATAGATTTTTATATATTATTACACAAAGTGATAAACTAAAACAACTATATATAAATAAAGGGGTTTTAAAAACTAAAATTGGTATCGTGGAACCAGTTGCTTATAAATATAATTTTAAATTACCTGTACGAAACGATAACCAAATTCGTTTAATTTATTGTGGTACTTTACGGGATGAAGAAAATATTTTAGAAATCATAGAAGAATTCAAAAAAATACATCTAGAACGTCCGGAAGTAGTGTTGAGTATTATTTATTGTAAAATACATGGTGATAAAGATTTCAAAGATAAAGTAAATGCTCACATTAAAAATGGTGTAAAGGGAATAACATTTAAACATAATTTAAGTCACAAAGATGCATGTTATGAAATTGCGACAAGTGATATTGGTATATGCTGGCGTAAAAATGGATATGGAGATAATGGAGAAGTGAGTACTAAGGTGAAAGAATATGAATTATATGGGCTGGAAATATCAAACAAAAAGATTAATATACAAAAAAAAAATGTAAGTATCATTTGTTGTACAAATAGACCTTCATTTCATTGGAATATTTTACAAAATGTAAATAATTTAAGCAAGGATAATTATAATATAAAATTGTTAATATGTTTAAATAGTAAATTTTTAGGTATCAAATATTATAAGAAATTTTTTGATGATAATAATATAGAAAATGAAATTATAAAATCTGACAAGTCATTAGGAGAATGTTTAAATAATTTAATTTTAAAAAGTGATACAAGATTTATAATTAAAATAGATGATGATGATATTTACTTGCCGGGATTAATTAATAATTGTATTCCACATTTACATGATAATCCAGTTATTTCATTGTCGAAAAAATATGTATATTGTCCAGAAAATAATAAATTATTCATTAGAGAAACGAATCTAGGGTATGGTAGTTTATTAGGGTTTGATAAATACAAAATTAAAAATTTTAAATCAATAATTGGTGGAGAGGATACACACTTTTTAAAAAATAATAAAGTAAAACTTTTAAATTTATTAAAATATCATGTCCATATTAGACATTTAAATGTACAATTTCATACTGATAAAGATAAAAATTATTTTAATAAAATGAGTAAAATATCTATTAATAATTATATAATAAATACTTTAAAGGATTATGGATTATATGATATTAAAACAATCACAGAAAAAAATGATATTACAATTAAAAAATTTCTAGATGGTTATTCTAAACCTAATCTAAATTTAAATAATTATAAAAAAAAACTTAATGTAATAGGAATACTTGATGAATTTTTATATAATACTTATAAAAATATTTTTAACATTCAATTACTGAATTTAAATCAAGTAATAGATAAAAAATATGATTTCTTTTTTTGTGAAAGTTGTTGGAATGGTAATAATGGTAAATGGAAATGGAAAATTTATAGTAACGAATGCAATCCAATTAAAAAAGAAGTTGATAATATTATAAAACAATGTAATAAATTAAAAATTCCAACTATATTTTACAATAAAGAAGATCCTGTTAATTTTGATAACTTCATTGAAACAGCAAAACATTTTGATATAATAATAACAACTGATATTAATTGTGTAGAAAAATATAAAAAATTAACAAAATCAAAAATATTTGTTATGCCATTTACGATAGATCCATTTACTATAAATAATATTGGAAGGAAAAATGATAATAATGAAAGTTTTTTTGCTGGTAGTTATGTATATTCTTTATCAAATGTAAGAAAGCGTAATACAGATATTTTATTGGATAAATTAAAAACAAAAGACTTTATTTTGTTTGATAGATCGTTAAATGAAAAGCAACGTAAAGAATTTTATAATAACCAATATTCACTGAACATGTTCAAATCTAAATATAATAAATATATACATACAGCTATTACTCATGATACGTTAATAAATATTCATCTTAAAAAAAATTGGTGTGGTAATTTAAATACAGTAAAAGATTCAGGTACTATGTTTGCTCGTAGAATTTTAGAAGCATCTATTATGAAAAATAGTGTTGTAAGTGATTACTCATTGGGAGTTTATAAGAATTTTAAATATAGTATCTATAAATTAGAAGATGAATTAAAGTATAATACGAATGAAGATATATTATTAAATCAAATTAAAAAACAAATAGGTTGGAGAACTGTGATAGAACATTATAATAGTTATAACCATTTTTCAAAATTATTAAAAGAAATTAATATTGAAAATTTCTATAACCCTTTTTCAAAAAAATATAAAATATCTGTAATATGCTCAACTAATCGAATAAACAATTATTCGATTATTTTGGAGAATTTTAATCGACAAAAATATGTTAATAAGGAACTAATAATAGTCTTTAATTTAGATATGAATAATGAAATACAAAATATAATTAATAGTAACAAAAATTCAAATATTAAAATTAATCAATTTGATGAGAAAGAAACGTTAGGATATTGTTTAAATAAAGCAATAGAATTATCAAATGGAGATATAATAAGTAAATTTGATGATGATGATTATTATGGCGAAACTTACTTATTAGATATGAATTATAGTATGATTATTTCAAATGCTGATTTAGTAGGAAAATGTGCTCATATGGTTTATGCATTAGAAACTAAAGAATTATGGATAAAATTTTATAAAATTAATTATGAAAATTATACTTATCAGGTAAATAAATGGAATTATATTTGTGGAGCCACTTTATTCTTTAAAAAAAATGTATATGAAAAATGTAAATTCAAAGAAAGTAATACAGGTGAAGACACTGATTTCATAGAACAAGTTAAAAATAATAAATTTACAATTTATGTAAATGATTTTTTTAATTATTGTTATATTCGAGATAAACAAGAAAATCACACATATAAAGTAGATTTAAACACATTTTTAGGTGGTGAATCCATTATGATAAATAAATATGATAAAATTCCAATTAACTTAATTGATTGTTAATTTGTTATATAGTATTCTTATCGTCCAAAAACAAATGCAATTGAAAGTTGGTTTAATCAATTTAAGCACCACTTCTAAATTAAAAATATTTTATATTATAATGTTTTTTATTATCTTACTACTTCTCCCATCCCATAAATACATACTCCCTTTACATTCTTTTAATTCAGAAAGATTACTCTAAAGGCCTGAAAACTAAATGTGCCCAATACTGGTTATATCTATTTATAAATTTTAAATCAAAGTCATGGAAAATTTTTGTTATTTTACAAAGATTAAATGATTGTTTATGACCATATTTATCACTTTGTTGATATAACGGAAATTTCTCGTTAAATGGAACAGTAATAACTAATTTTTTTTTTACTATTTTTTTAAGATATTTTAAGGATTTATAAAATAATTCTTTATCTAAATGTTCCATAACTTCTGAAATTATAATTATATCAATACTTTTTCTCTGAAAATTCTTATTTATATCAATAATATTACTTTGAAGATATTCTATTTTATCATTAAATACTAAATTGTTATACCAAGAAATATCCATAGAAATAACCCTTTTCTCTTTTAAATTAAAATTTAAATCTAAAAGTTTTTCAATTTCACCATGACCAGTGCCTATATTTAGTAAGCTATTCCAATTATTATTAAATAACTCGCTTATTACTACTGAAAACCTCACTTTTTCATAAAAATCAATTTTTTCTAATTTTAGTTTTATAAAAGATTCTTTATAAAAATATTTAATTATATCTTTTGAATCTACTTCTAAACTTTCATCAAAAATATTATAAATTCTTTCATAAATTTTTATACTACTCTTCCCATCCCATAAATTCATTGAACCTTTACACTCTTTCAATTCAATTTCACTAATTTTATGAATCATTTGGTTTGTTCCTTTATTCTGAATCAATGTACTAGGACGTTCTGTATTTTCACGTAATGTAAAACAAGGGATATCTAATGACGTGCTTTCTTCTTGTAACCCACCACTATCCGTCACTAAATACTTACAATTTGCCATTAGACAGGTAAACTCCAAATAACCCAGTGGTTCATCCAATATTATATTTTTATTATCGACCACCTTCTGTAAATAATCCAGTTTTTTCAGATTATTTTTAGTTCGATGATGAATTGGATATACAAGTATTTCAGTTTTGCTTAATTCCTCAAAATCATCAAATATTTCTTTTAATTTATCTAAATCATCTACATTACTTGGTCTATGTAATGTTATTAGTACATATTCTTTCGGTTTAATATTTAATGTTTCGTGATATTTAGTATCCAATGCTTGTTGTAAATATTTCTTTTGTGTATCAATCATTGTGTTTCCAACTAAGTATACATTATCAGTCTTATTGATTTTTTTCAAATTATCAACACCACTTTGTTCTGTTACAAAGTAATATGTTGTAATATGGTCTGTTAAAATACGATTTACTTCTTCTGGCATTGTCATATCACCACTTCGCAATCCACTTTCAACATGTGCTAGTTCTATATCTAATAATTTGGCAGATAATCCAGCTGCTAATGTACTAGTTACATCACCGAAAACAATTACTAAATCTGGTTTTAATTTTTCAAATTCGAGTTTCAATTTATCACGGATTTCACCAAGCTGTCCTAAATCACCGGTATAATGACTTAATTCTTTAATTGACGTATCTTTATCTTGTAAAAAATCTTTGTTATTAACATATAGTTTATTATCATAATCACCTGCCTTTGTTTTTTTAGTTAAACTTAAGTGTATATCAGGATGTGGAAATTTTAATTCATCGAAAAAAACCTTACTCATTTTCTCATCAAAATGCTGTCCTGTATGAATCAGTGTTAACTTAAAATCTTCTTTTAATGCTTCATATACAGGAAATGCTTTCATGAAGTTTGGCCTTGCTCCAATTACTAATACTATATTCTTCATATAATATATAATATATTTTAGTATTAATATATTTTTAGTATTTTATATCGAAATACAACCAACCTATCACTCATATGCAATTATCATTATCATCTCTCATTTCATATCGTTCTTTTATCACGGCTTCTAATACTTTATTGGGACTTTCTTTGCGTTTCATATAATTACATAATGCGAGTGTATCCTTTGGGAAACAATAACCACCATAACTGAGTTTACCATCTGTTCCTGGTACATTTGTATGCATTGGATTTATCCATTTATTTTTGAGCATTAAGTCTTTTACATTATTATAATCTATATTACTATTCTGACACAGTGCATAATATTCATTGAATAACTGTATCTTAGAAGCATAAAAGTTATTTACAAATATCTTCATACATTCTGATTCATTGCTGTTACACTGTGATATTTCCGCATTTGGATAATGTGTCTTATATAACTTTTCTAGATTATCTACTAATTCTTGTTTACAATCTATGTGTTTACCCAATACAATATGCTCTTGATTATGGAAATCATGTAATGCCGTTTTAGCAGTTAAAAATTCTGGATTATGTAATAAATTAAGATGGTATTGTTCCTTAAACATATTATACATTTTAACTGTTGTTTCTGGTTCAATAGTTGATTTTAATACGATCAACCCATTATATTCAGATATTACCAATTCTCTCAATACGTCAATTATAGATGATTTATCATATTCACCAGTTTCATTTGAATATTGAGTTGGTAAACATAGAAACATGATTTCTGTTTCTATACAATCGCATAGTGTCCCAATTCCACCATCTTTATATTTATCATACCCGACAACATTAATGCCTTTTTGTTGGAATGATTCATACATTGACGACCCTACAAATCCTAATCCAATAATACTTACGTTCATATATATATATATATATTATTTTAGATTATTGATTACGCTCATTGCAATATATAAATAATTATGTTAGGATATCACTGGACGTACGGCAATATTTACATACATATATAAAATTGAAATATTATATAATATTATAGTATAAACTAGATTTAACATGTTCACACGCCCTAGTCTCGCCCTTCCGGTAATACTGCCATTCACCATTGACACGTGCACGGATATTGATATCGGGTATATTAACTCGAAACGATACGTGAGGAAATCAAAAAAGAAGCACCCGGGTGAGTATAATGCAATGAACATTGTATTTCACCCCAATCTTATTCAGGGTATCATCGACGACCCTGTTTATACATATATTCCTCATTACGACGACGCAACAGACGTATTTGAAAACAAGAACCTAATATTTAATCATATCGTCCAAATGTTCATGGGTGTTAAACACCTAAGTGACAATGACATAGTTCACAGTGACCTTAAACCAGAAAACTTTCTACTTCTCAATAATGGAGTCATTAAGATTATTGACTTCGGGGCAAGTATACAATGTACGTCAGGTCTCATTAGAGGCAATATGAATATTAGTTCAACCCATGGCTATAACCCACCCGAGATATATAGTAGTTCATCTTTCAATCCGTTTAAATCAGATGTGTTTTCAATGGGCATCGTTCTATTTGAGTGTATTGCGAAAATGACACTAGTCGACACAGATGGACCATATTGGATGTACGCCGATTTTCCAAATCGAGTATTTCATAATTTTGACAATATTCTAGATGACTTTAAAATCACATACACCGGTGACCTTAAACCAGAACTTATTGGAGAAATCATGGACCTAATTAAGATAATGGTTAAACACATTAATGTAGACAGAATTACAATGACAGAGGCATCCCGTAGAATTAACGAGATCGTCTATAAATATGATGCAGACGACCAGTTCGTATAAACAAGTCGGTTCATACCCTTATATAAAGGGGTATTTATAATACTATATATGACCGAGTTTGTCTATACTATAATGTATAGTTCTTTATTCTTTTATATATGTAACAAAATATGTAACAAAATATGTAACAAAATATGTAACAATGTATATATAAATAAAATATATAAACTTACAGAAACCACATTCGACTCGCGTAATACAACATATATATGCACGGATACAAATACATTTATAAAGAAATCATATAAACATGAATACGAGACTCTTATAAAACTCAAACATGTAGACGAAGTTATAGATGTGATTCGACTAGACGTGATTCGTATAGACGATGAATACATTTATTATATTACAATGCCATATTTAGAAACATGGAAATGTTTATATTTATGTAACAATGATATAAAAGTCTTTACCCGGTTATTTTTAAAAATATGTTATGGATTAGAAAAAATACATGCTGCCGGTGTATTACACTGTGATATAAAACCAGATAATATAATGGTTTCTCCGGAAGAAGAAATTGTATTTATAGATTTTGAAGAAACGGGGGGCACAAGTGGTTATATAGCACCTGAAATAATACATGATAAATACGACGAATCAATATATACAACAATGGTTGATATATGGTCACTTGGTATGACAATGTTAAATCTATATATGGATGATTATACAAATGATATATATGAATGTAATAATACTAATATTGAACAATATATAAATAAGATGATGATACATAGTTCATCAACAGGCGCCGACCGTGAAATTGCCGGATTATTAGTTAAGATTTTGCGTATTGTTCCCGCTGAACGAATTGGACTAATACACATAATAGAAGAGTTGGAACTGATTAAATCAAAAATGGGTTGATTTTATTTTAACATTGTTTTGTTTTAACATTATTTTGTTATATAGTATATTAATCTATATAACAAACTATATAACAAACTATATAAAAAAACGATTTTATAGTTGTATATGCCTAAAAAAATAATATTGTGTGGTGAAATTAGTGATTTATACAATGAATGCTTTATAAATAAAAAGTGTCACCATGATAACAAGAAAATAGTTAGACACAACGGTATGATTATAGATTGTGTCCACATACGTATTTTATATAAATTATGTAAGTAATAAGTTGAATTAATCAATGTCTAAATTAATTTTGTTATTTAATCTTTTTAAATTAACAGATTTTACTTCCGTTTGCCCCCCAAAGATATATTCCATGTATTTGTCGTAATTATTATTGTCCTTGAACACATTATTAAATCGTTCTTTTACTACTTTATTAGATATTGCCTTTTTCCGGTTTGAAACAGAGTATTTCAACTTGTCACCCTTTTTAGTATTGAGATTATCAATGTTATGAACTCCCATAAATTTTAGGACTTCGCCCCCCAATTCTTTCTTTTTTTCTTGCCGTTCTTTTATTGCATCTCTAAGCATTTTGATTTCATCATCTATACTCATCCATGTTTTAACCTTCTCCTTAAAATCTCTCAATTCAATTTCATTTATAATAACCACTTCTTCTTCTTCTTCTTCTTCTTTATGAAGCATTTCGTTTATTTTCTCCATATTTGGTGGTATTTTTTCAGCAAATTCAGAAGTCGGGTCTTTTAAAACCAGTTGATTGTATACTTCAAGCGGTCCGTAATTACTCATATATATACATTAATATAATTTTATTCTTATTTATATTTATATTTATATTTATTAAATATATCATAATCATTGAACAATACCAATGTTCCAATCTTCATCTGCTTTTTCTCTTTCTAAACATTTCTTTCTATCGTCATATGATATATTACATGTAGTATATCCTAACTTGTTATAGCATCCACTACGATTTAGGATATAACGACTAATTTTAAATTCATATCCAATATTATTCGTAGATACTTCAATTATTTCAAGTCTATTATTTGTATTATCAAATTGACGGAATACTCGCATATACTTTTTAGTTAGAAAATCTTTCTAATATCCGAGTAATTATATCTGTTGTTGATATTCCATCTGTATAATCTAATCTTCTAAATATACCCATCTCTTTCGGTACTTTATATTGATAGTCATAATAATCGTCTTCGCATGGATTATGCGCATGGACAACAATGTCTATATTATACTTTTCTATAAACTCACGAGTAACAATATTGGGAACATTTATAATGACTTTATCTACATATTCAGAGTTTAAAATATTTAAACGACGTTCTTCTGCTGTTAAAATAGGTCTTCTCTTATAGTTTTCACATTCGTCGTCACTTAAAACACCAACATATAGTATATCCCCTAATGATCGCGCGTGTTTATACAATTTAAAATGCCCATTATGAGTTAGGTCGAATACACCGTCCACATATACTATCATTATATATAATAGTATATATAAAAATATTGAAGGATTGAAGGATTGAAGGATTGAAGGATTGGAGGATTGGAGGATTGGAGGATTGAAGGATTTGAGGATTGAAGGATTTGAGGATTGAAGGATTTGTTAGTTTAAACCAATGTCTTTGTTAGAGTATGCTTCATCACATCCCAAATATTATCAACCATCTTAACTTCGAATGACTTATCAATAAGGTCTGGGTAATCCGACTTAATCTTGTCAATACATTCTTTATTGTCACGTGGACAAAGTGCTAGTCTAATACCCGCCCTCTTTGCACCGTAAAGTTTATCAGATAATCCACCAATCTCCATTGCGTTTCCATTTAAATCAACTTCTCCTGTAATCGATACATCATTACGAATTGGAATTTGCGTAAGAGATGATACAATTGCTGTTGTAATCGCCAACCCAGCACTTGGACCATCTTTCGGTGTTGCTCCTTCGGGGCAATGAATATGAAACCCAGTAGCACCCTGTTTCTTCCATCGTGTTTCGATATCCTTCTTGTATTGTTCTGGGATAAGATTCCATGAAAGAGTCTTTGCAACCCTCATGCTCTCCTTCATAACATCACCCTGTTGCCCGGTAAGTTCAAGATGGAGTTTTTCAGTTGTTGGAATACTAGATACCTCAATATTAATAAGTCCACCGGTTCCATTTGTAGTAGCATACATCCCGTTTACAATTCCAACTTGTGGTTGTTCATTGATTTTGTCCGGTTTGAAAGTATATTGTGTTTTTAGGAGATCATTGATGATCATATTCTTTGTCAATGTGAATGGAAGATATACATATTTATTAAGAACTGGTTTTGATACCCATTTGCGGAGATTAAGTTCCCGGACGATGTCGTATATGATTTCTTTGAACTTTCTAACACCACCTTCGTTTGTGTGTGTATCAATAATATAACGAAGAATATTATCAGTTAATACAAAATCACCAGTCTTATAACCCATATCTTTGATAATGGCAGGGACTAGATATTTTTTGGCAATATGAACCTTTTGATCTGTTTTAAACCCAGTTGTTTTAATCTCTGTGATTCGGTCTCTAAGAATTGGATTAATGTTATTTCCATCATTATACGAAAAGATGAATGTAACCCTCGAAAAGTCGAAATCAATACCGGTAAAATACTTATCATTAAAATGCTTATTCTGTGACGGGTCGATTAGGTGCATTAAGATGTTAATAATCTCATCTCCCTTATCTGTTTTACTTACCTTATCAAGTTCATCAAAATAGATAATAGGATCCATTGTTTTTGACTTCATTAGAACATCTACCAATTTACCCCATAGAGAACCTTCGTATGTATAACTATGTCCGTCCAAATAGGACCCGTCTGTTGCACCACCAAGAGCAATGTAACTAAATGGTTTATTAAATACCTTTGATACACCTTGTTCGATTAACGTTGTTTTACCATTACCCATTGGTCCTTCAATCCCCAATACAAGTCCACTACTCTTTGGATTATTCAAATTCTGTGCAATAACTTGAAGGATCTTATTCTTTGCCTTATCATGTCCATACACAGCACTATCTAGAATACTCATTGATTTAGTCATATATTGTTGAATTGATGCGTCGTCGCTAGTATTAGAACATTCAAGCGGGCTATATAAACCGAATGGAATATTTAAGAGTGCTTCAATCCACGAATTAAGTTTATAATTATCACCACCAAAGAGACTTTTACCGGATAATTCAACCTTTCTAATTACTTCTGCCTTAACTTTAACCGGCATATTTGACTCTAATGCGAGAAATAGATATGGTTTTGAACTATTATTAATTTTAGAAATTTCATTTAGTGTTTTAATAAGACTTTTTTTTAAACATGTTTTAAGTGATTTGAAATATGTAAGTTCTTTCCTCTCACCCTTATTAGACGAATTCATATAGTTGATAAAATCCATATCTTCGCGAGTGTTAACTTCTTCTTTCTTAGTACGTTTTGTTAATTTATTGGCAACATTTTCTTCATCGTCTCCATATTCGTCATCGTCATATTCCTCATCGTCATCTTCCTCGTCGTATTCTTCATCGTCTCCACAATGTTCTTCTTCATCTTCAATGTCATCTTCAATGTCATCTTCAATGTCATCTTCAATGTCATCTTCAATGCCATCTTCAATGCCATCTTCAATGCCATCTTCATCATGTTCTTCTTCATTATCTTTGTCACATCGCTTGGTGACGGCATGTTGTTTATGCTCAATTTTAACAAAAAGTTTTGTTTTCTTTTTTGAAGGCATCTTGAATAATCCGTGATGATTTAACTCTTTCATAATGATATCACGTTTATTATTAATAAACAGTGGGATACCATTTCGTGAAATACTGAATGAATCAATTTGATCTAGTAGTTCTTCTAAAACACTTTTTAACATGGACATGCTTAGTTTGAAAATCTTTTTAGAGAATTCCTTTGAATGTTTACTATCTTTTACTAGTGAAATGTCACTAATTTTATCAAACCCATGTATGGTTGGGTTATTTTCACATTTATTTAATATAAATAATAGAGTTCTATATTGATTAACGAAATCCTGTAGTTCATAATCCGGATACTTCTCATATTCAGTTAGAAGAAATCCATAAATATCGTATTTGATAAGTAAACTCCAATGTTCCATTGTAATTACATCTTGTCCTACCGGTTTACGTTTCTTTGAACGCGTAATTATGACATCAATATTTTTACTGTCAGTATTATCACCCCCTTTATTATCATCCCCATTATTATCTCCTTGAAAAAACATATTATATTATACTATATAATATTCTTTAAGTCTATTACTTGATTCGTAAGATATAATATAATAATTTATGGAAGAAAGTTAATGGATTATGGTTATATATTATATATAGTATCTATAATAATAGTATTAATCAGGGTGAATATATATTATATGAGTAAAATGGATAAAGATATATTCTTTTATTTAGTCGCAGATAACGATAATGTATTATTGCAAAAATATAGAGACTATTTTCCGTTATGTAATCATATACCAGTGGCGTGCGATTCATATATATTTATGGTCGTGTATATATTATATATACCAATTGTATGCTGTATTATCTTATTGAAACATTTTAAAAATATATATTATGATATGCGATTATATATAAAACACCCCCTTCTATTATCTAAAGGCATGGCATATAATGCAGTATTACCATATATAGCACGAGGTAGTCAGTTAACATCAAAGACATTCAATAAGATATATTGGGGGCGATTATTTAGACAACTGGGGATTGATACCCCATCAATAAAGGGAACTATAAAAGACGGTGTTATTAAATATCAAAAGGGTGTGACAATTGATAAAAATTCAAAATACATTATAAAAGAAGTATATGGATGTTGTGGTAATGGAGTTGTAATGTTTGATAAAAATAATATACCATCAACTGGTTATTATATTATACAAGATTATATAGAATTAGAGGATACTCATAAAACATATAGAATAATAACAAACTCAAATAATATTACATCTAAGTTAATGGAAGTATATTCATTAAGCAATAGTATACTTGTTACAAACATATCACATGGGGGTCAAATAACGATGATAACTAATAATACTAACAGTATTTTGAGGAATGCAATTAGACAAAGTATAAAAGCACACAACCGAGTTAATAGTATTCACAAATGTAATACTATTGGGTGGGATATTATTATAAAGGATGACCACGCATATTTTCTAGAAGGGAACATTGGAGTCTGTGTGAATAAGGATACATATATCAAACATGTTGATTATTTTTATAAAAATAATGTATGACTAAAGTGTTTTACAATAATGTCAAGTATTTATATCTTGTACACACCCAATCAACGGATGCTGTATATATAATAGTATGCACTGTCATTAATATATAATAGCAAACACCTTTGTCTAAATATAATATACAATTATATCCAATCTTTCCTATATAATAAACTCTACTATGTATCATTGCAATCCAATGTAAAATAGCCAATGACTTATAACATAATGGATATGTATATTTCTTATTTGAACGTTCCATATAATTAATATAGTTATACAATAATACTGGATATTCGGCATAGAATAAATATTCAGCACCTATCATTAAATATTTACCAGTATATATTGATGATGAGAACGCACATAATGTAATAAGATGATGTAGTTTATATTGTATATCTTCCACAATAAATGTATCAAATAAGAAATAAAAAAAAGAAAAACTTATTATATTTTTTACAATTTCATGATTGTAATCTTGTTGAACAAAATCATAAATAAGATTATCCTTGTATTTTAAGATAGGATAGTATAATATAGGTGCTATTGTACTATGAATAGATGACATATATAGATCGATATATTTACATTGTCGTAGATATAATCTAAAACCAACTGCTATAGTCCAAAATAAACATAAATCCATCATATCTAACATTATATAACGATATGTCGATATATTTAAGTTATATTTAAGTCTAACTTAAATATAAATAAAATTGAATTAAATAATAATAAATAATATTATTGTCATGAATACCTCCATCATCTCATCTCCATCAAACTCACTTCCCAATGAGTTGATTATCAAACTCGTCTATTATCTAGACGAGAAAACAATTTCAGTATTTACTACAACTTGTAAATATGTTAAAGAATTTAATTTCGGTAAATTACTTATTGCATATAAAATTATGCACGAATATAGACAATCATTCTATGTAAATAACCATAACGTTCTCACGTGGTTCGCGGAAACATTAAATCATTGTTATTATAATAACAGTGTAAAACACTATATACAAGACTTAATTGATATATGCGATAAAATCTCAATTTATAATGTTAAGCATCGTATTAAAACTGCAACGAGTATTCTTTATTCTAATTCATCAACAAATAGACATCAATGTATTAGACATCCAATTAATAGAGATACACATCAATTTCGTATTGATGGAAGACCAACAGACAGAAGATATATTAAAACAAAACTACACTGTATTCTCAATATTAATCGATTCACATATTCATATCTTCGTAAAAAACATTTCACTGTTCTTGCATTAATTTATTGAATATAATCTATATTATTTTAGTGTGTTTCAGTATTTCTTTAACACCGTCTATATCATAGTTAAATAATAAGTTAAATAATAACGGTTCATATTTCATAAATGAAATTGTTTGTTTTTTAAATTCTACATCTGTAAATGGTATCAACTTTAATGTATCATTATATCTTTTTATTTTAATTCGTAGTAAATCATTACATCTATTACATATATGTAGATAGTTGGAACTTATGAAGTTATGACTTATACCATCTTTATTATACTTATATACTTCTTTATGTGTAGAACTTGATGTATACCATGTTGATTTGTCATAGGGATTATAATCAGTTAAACAACAATTACATAATGGATTATCGATTTTTTTGTTAACAATAACCATGTCAAATAATTTATTATATAATACGGATTGTTGTTCTTCTCGAAGGTCCATATCACTTAATAACATATCCATGTTGTCTCCTATTCCACCATTAATTTTAATATCAGCAAATATTAGATATTCGACATTATTTGTATGATGTATTAGTTTTTTTAGATTATAGTCAATATTAATTATATTGATTGTTTCAACATTACTTAATGTTGCTTTTAATGTTAAGTATTTTTGAATATATCTATACTTAATTTTAATATCATCTTTCTTTAATAACTTATTAATATCAAATATATTCATATAATGTATAATACTTCATATTCATTATATAGAATTCAATTTACCATGAGTCTGATAATATATCATTTCATTTTTTATAAATAACTTTGCATCTTTTATATTATTAACAATTTTAATTGGTCTCGAATTATTATATAACACAAGGAATGTATTTAATATTGATATAAGGATATTATTTTTGATTATTATAGCAGAAGCATAAACTTGTTTGTCTGTTTTTGTGGCAATTGATTTTAGGAACAAAGCAAACATATGCATGTGTTTTAATTCAATAGATCCTATATTACTTATATTATATATCTTGCCAAACATTAATTCTTCATTTTGATTATAGAATTTATCCAAATAATCGATTGCTGATTGAATTTTAGATTGATCTGGTGTATAAGATACGTCTAAATTATCATCTGATACAGTTAATGATATATATAAATATGGATTCTTATAATGAACGACTAGAAATTTGAGATTATATAGGGTTACCCAGGTTGTCGATTGTAGTATTGTATTTGTAATATTATATATTGGTTCTATAATGTTATTCGTTTGTGTAGTATCATGTGGTGTAATATCATCTAGTTTAGTATCAGTTGTATATTCTTCAAATTCCATTATATATAACATACATAGTATATATTTATTTTCAACGATATGAATTTTATAGTATAATTAATATATTATATATATATATATATTAATGGTTCAAGAAAATACAATGAATGTTAAAACAAAAACGATTATGGATGTTTTTAAACATATTGAAGCATATAAATTATCGTGTAAAATAACAATCATAACAAATATGGATTATATCAAATCAAATAATAAAACAAATAAGTTAAATATACTGAATAACTGTACAATGGCATGTCTTGAATGTATTGAAGTATGTGACTTGTGTCAATATTTTATAGCGTCTAAATCATCGTCTATGAAAAAAACAATCGCATTTACAATTAGTATTTTAAAAAAATGCATTGACTGTTGTGCTAAAACAAAGTTTGATACCATTTTAAAAGAGATTAATATAGAAACAACGTCGAAACAATGTAAAATATTAATCAAAGTACTCAATAAACTAGTGGTTCATTTATAAAAGTTGTAACTTAATGAATTTATATTATATCATTATATAAATTTGGTGGTGCTGATGGTGCTGGTGGTGCTGATGGTGCTGGTACGCTTTGTTTTGCTGCTTTTTAGATTGCTTTTGCGTTTGCTGCTACTTTTGATGCTTTTGCTGCTGCTTTTGATGCTTTTGCTGCTGCTTTTGATGCTGATTTTGCTGCGTTTGTGTTTGCTTTATTAGCGACTGATGTATTATTATTCTTACCCGCAATATCTTTAATTCTGTGTGCAAAATCTCCTATGTTTTTAAGTGTACGAATACCTGGTTTCTGTTCTAGATATTTGTTACCAATAAGATATTGTATAAATGCTATAAACACTGCAACTATAAATAAAATATTTGACACTCGTAATAGTGGATCAGCATGCTCTGCTTTATTTTTATTCAACTCACTAATTGACAGAATTACATATAAAACAACTAATACCTTAAATATTATCCAGTCACTCTTTACCCACTCTTTTAATCTTACACTCATAATATTTTTTATATAAGATTGACTGTTTTTATATTCGATCAATCGTCCAATTTGTCTACATGAAAATATTAATAATGAAAATGAAACAATCAGTAATAATACATCAGTAAATGTTAAGTTTTCATATGGAAGAACACCAATACCACCCCTACAATATGCGTCAATCGGGCGATTAAGTGAAGTGTTATTTTCTGTTTTATAAATATTATAAAAGGTCGACCCTATATAAAAAATTAGTCCAACTAAACCCCATATTATACATACACCAAGTGCCGCAAATATTGGTTGTATAGATAATGTTCTTGCAAATGTATATAAAAAATATATGAGAATCAGCCCAGTTATCAATTTACTTATTCCTTTTGCTTTTATTTCTGGATCAGCCGAAGATAGTCTATTTATAGAACCGATTACTAAATTTATTACCAAATACAATATTAACACTGTAAATATAAAATTTTTCTTATAGTATTTGATAAAATCCCATATATATACCCATGTTTTTATGTCTGCTTTTTCACCATCCTTATTTACCACTATAACTTTAGATTTTAGTATTTTTTTAATTTCACCTAGTAAAAGTGTATCTTCATATATAATATCCTTGATATGTTGATTCGTATCAGATTGTTTATCTTGGTCGGTATGTTCATCTACGTGGTTTGACTGTGGTTTCTCAACAACCATTCTACGGCCACTAAGATATCGTATATGTGTTTCTATATAAGTGTGTCGTTTTTCTAATTTCTCTTGGAATTCATCATCTTTAATATTAAGTTGTTTGACCTCATTAATCACGTCAATTGTCATAATTCTATCTAATAGAGAAATTATTGTAGGAATGTTCTTTCGATGGATTTCTATTAAACCCTTTGCTTTTACACTTTCTCGTTCTTTCATAAAATCCATCCCTGTTCTATCTGTTACAAATGGTATATATGAAGGTGCTTCAGACCCATCGTCAATTATTAATAATTTAAGTTCAAGTATTAATTCAATCATAGAACGACGTATATGTTTTAAACAATATTTAAGTAACCCAACCGGTAGTGTCCTATCATCGTCCAATGGAGTACATCTTTCTTTTTCTAACTCTAATTTCGCCAAACTGATCATCTCACCTCGTGTATTACGATGGACTGGTTTATCAGATTTAATATTGTTACTTGTTACACCAGCATTATTATCTGGTTTAGTCTCTGGTTTATTCTCTGGTTTATTCTCTGGTTTAGTCTCTGGTTTAGTCTCTGGTTTATTCCCTAATTTAGTCTCTGGTTTATTCTCTGGTTTAGTCTCTAATTTAGTCTCTTGTTCCTCAACTACTGGTTTATTAACTACTGGTTCCTCAACTACTGGTTTATTCCCTAATTTAGTCTCTGGTTTATTCTCTGGTTTAGTCTCTAATTTAGTCTCTTGTTCCTCAACTACTGGTTTATTAACTACTGGTTCCTCAACTACTGGTTTATTATCTGGTTCACCCCCTACATGATTCTCATTTCCACCTGTATTAGCATGCATATTGAGTGATTTAGACATATGATTTGGATTATTCACATTGACCATTGTTACTATATTATAATATAATTTATAATATAATTTATATTGTAATGCGGTTATTATATAAAAAAATTTACTTAGATATATATATATAATGTCCACTCCTAATGTAATTAAATCTAAATCACAAAAAAACCAAAAGACTGTATCTGGCAATCCTACAAAGTCATCCAAATCGAAGTCCTCTAAATCAACAAAAAGTGTTAAAGCATCTAAAGAAGTTGCCCCAGTTGTCGAAGTTGTCCCTGTTGTCGAAGTTGCCCCAGTTGTCGAAGTTGCCCCAGTTGTCGAAGTTGTCCCTGTTGTCGAAGTTGCCCCAGTTGTCGAAGTTGCCCCTGCTGCTCCTACGGCAGAACAGGTAGATGCATTTAAACATTTATTACAATGTGTAATTGACCTTCAAAGTCAGCTTAAGAATTTGAATAACGAAATCCGCAGCGTTGAAAAAAACTATAAAAAGCAGATTAAAGATTTACAGAAATCTAGTAAATCTAAAAAATCGAGTATTGTTGACCCAAACAAGAAAAAAAGTTTAAGTGGGTTTGTTAAACCAACTAATATCACCGTTGAATTAAGCACGTTTCTTGGAGTTGACCCAGATACATTAATCGCAAGGACAGAAGTTACCAAACATATTAATAATTATATTAAGGAACACAAATTATATAATCCTGAAACAAAAATCATCACACCAGACAAGAAATTGAAGGCACTTCTTAAATCTGGTAATGATAAACTCACATATTTCAAGGGAAATAATATTCAGAAATATATGAAAATTCATTATGTTAAGATCGATCCAGTTGTCACAACACTCGAAGCATCGAGTTAAACACAGTTGGTCTTTTACATTTTTTTAATTACTTTAATATATATTGGCGACAGAGTACAATGTTTATTTACATATTCGACCAACTCCTTATTATTAATGGTAGATAATTTAAATACCGACTCATTATATGATGTAGTATTAGCCATATTAAATAATTCACGCGCCTTTACATAATCAAACTTATCAGGGACTTTGTATTTTTGTAAAGACCCTGTTTTAATATTCTCTATAATTGATTCAATTGTTTCATATAACAATATATATTTATATGCATTAACTGGTCCAATACCAGTAATCTTACCTGTATAATCACAGCCACATAGAATACACATGTCTACAAATTGATTATATGTTATATTTAAATGTTTCAGTATAACATCAAGAGTATACTCTGTAACATAATCATTATTAGCATTAAAATCTCTAATAAACCTACATCCACCATTTGCCAGTATATCTGTATCCTCTGATAGACAACCATATACTAACCCTTCTTTACATAACTGTGAACATAAATCTTCAGCTTCGCCATTAGATACGATGTATGGTACCCCGAATACATTCATTAGTTCTTTAATTTTGTAAATGTCTTCACTTGTTATTTTAATAATTTTTTTTGTAACCTTCTGTAACTCTTGTGTAATTTGCTCTTTATTCATTCCAGCATCCAATGGTTCTTCAACCACATCGTTCAGTAATGATCCTGTACATGTTTTACTGTCCTTTTCACTATCATCCTTATTAATATTAGATAATAATAGTTCTAGTTCTTCTTTCTTCGTAGTTAAAATATCTCTTTTTTGTTTCCTATCTTTTAAAATTTCTTTTTTCTCATCTGGTGGTTTACCGTCAAAAATATACAATGGTGTAATATTATTTCTAAATAGACGTAGAATCTGTTTTACGAAACCGTCTAAATAATTCCCATTATACATATACTTATACATATAAATACTCGTATCGATTGCTATGACACGACCCCTATATTCAGATAAATGAATTCTCGTAATACCCTGTGGAGCGTTATGTTTAATAATTGATGTTAGATTTTTGATCCCCATTGTTATAATAGTAATGTAACTATTTTATATTATTTTAATCAATTTTTATATTACATCAATCATTCAATTGCTGTCATCCTAAGTGAATTATTTATAAAATATTTGTGTTTAATAGTTGTTTCTATCATTTTATTTAATCTATTATAAGATGGTATTTTAGAATTAAATATTTGTTGTATTATATTTAGATATACATTGCTACAATTCTGTTTTAATTTCATATCAGGTGACCCAATACATTTTGAATTCGTTAATATATCGAACACGAGATTAAAGTTATATAATATAAAACACTTCAGTATATAATATGAAAATACATTGGATTGTTGTACTATTGTATTTGTCGGGTGTGTCATTAAATCATTAATTGATTTAAATTTATAATAATGAAGTATTTGAGCGGTTTTAACAATTGAATAGAATATCTCAACCTCTATATAATATATAATTTGTTTTATATTATATGCGTGTAATTCTGTTTTGTTATGTAACGATTTCTTATTTGAAATAAGAGGTGTGAATAAAACAGAAAATACACAATTATATATACATGCCATTGTTTCGGTATACGACTCGTTCACACCCAAGTATTTATTTAACTTAAAATACTCTCGCATTATTTTACTAAAAACACGTTCGTTAACTATTAGGTCTTTATCTAATTTTAAAGAATGTAATAACTCGTGTATTATAACCTTTTTCAACTCCTCTTTTCTCCATAATATTATGATATTATGATTGACATAACACAATCCACCATTTACATTATTTGGTCCAATCGGTTTATTTCTATTATTAGAGCGTGTTATACTTTTCTTATACAGTGTATTAAATAATCCTATTTTAACTGGTGTTCTATCATTATATAACTCTTTAATTATATATATTCGTATTATACAATCTCTTATGTCATTTATATCCTTCTGTGATAAAGATGATTTTTTATAGAAGAATATAGTTATATATTTAAATTTAAATATGGATACAATATTATAATCGGGAATTGATGTTGATATATTTTGTGGAATCCATTTAGACTGCATTGTATCTTGTATAAAAAATAGAATATTCTCGTTCTGGTTATCACTTACCCCTCTGTCTATATCATGTACATACGATATTTTAATATTTAGAGTATTTATATTTTTTTGTATTTTTAAATTAATAAGACTAGATGACTTATATATGTTATACATAACATTATACAATTCTCGAATATATGATTTATAACTAATACTAATATGTGGAATAATATCTTGTTTTTGATATTGATCTATTATCTTATGTGAATACTTTGACACCATTCTTTACTATATAGTATATTCGAAAATAATATAGACAATATATCTAATTTATGTATAATATATAAAGATTATTAAATATATTATAAAAAATGTATAATAAAAAATTATATACAGATAACATACATGTTACCAAAGAACCACAAATTGTTGCTGGCATTGATAATGATAATGACAACATATACCCTGCGCAACTACACAGTGATTTTATAAATGATAATATAAACCAAGAAAAAATAAATAAATGCTGGGAATATAGTCGTGGTGTAAGATGTATAAGTGGTATAGATGTATTTTTCTGTTTATTAAATGGTTTATTTTATAACCCAATACTATTTTTTTTTATGTGGGTACCATTATGTGGGTATTTAGGCGCGGTTCAATTTAATTCAATTAAAACAATGTTATATGTTATATATTTATATATTAGTTGGTTTAGTAGAGTTATCTCAATATGTGATATATCAGTGTTTATTTCACATTTGCCTATCGTAAATTCAACAATCGTAAATTCAACTGCAATAACACATTTATATGAACGAAATGGAATTGTATATGACCCCCGTATACCATTATCATTTATTTCAATTTCATGTTTGATTCAACTTATGATTGCTGTTTATACAACAGTATTTTTATGTTTGTTATATAAACTCTCATCATCTGAATTAATTATATTACGAACTAGAATATTGGATAGAACATAAGACAATTTTGGATTTAGTCAACATTTATCGGAACTATATAATCCGTATTATTTAATTCATCTGATTTATTACATTGGTTGTCGTCTTTTAATCTACATATTACATCTGGTAATAATGTTGGTAGATTTAATTTATATTGTATATATAATCCTCCATATACAATGTTTCCTGTATTTTCATCTGGGTAAGGTAGTCCGCGCCCCTTAATCAATTGTTTAAATTGAGTAAGAGATACCATCTGTTGGGGTGTATTTTTAATATGAGATACTGTTCCATCAAGGTGTTCCAAATAAAACGTAAATCCATTATATATATCATATAATGATATATCTTGATAAACCAATAAATCACCGTCGTTTATTCGTTCAAATCGAGGATGGTATTTATCATATAGATTTATAACTAAATCCCCTGTTTCTATATATCCTTTTAGTTGATTTCCCTCGTTCTCGAGTTTCATCACCCGTCCATGGTATGGTATTTTTATCTTCTTTGTTTCCTTTCCATGTCCTTTTCTATATCGGTCAATCTTAATATATTTTTCTTTTAACATGAATACATCTTCTAATTTAACATGTATATTATATATAAGGTCTGGTGCTTTTTTTAACATAATTTGTTTTTTCGGTTTGATTTTGGGGGATGGTGTTGCGTTTCTACTTTTAAGATCGTTTATAATATCATTATTACATGGTATATTCGAAAATGTATGAACCGCGAACTTTATACCATCCATATCAGTCGACATAAATTTATTTTTTGCCGATAATAAATCATTCATGTTTGGTATATTATCATCACCAAACAAAGATGTCATTTGACTCTGAAAGATTTCATTAAATATATCAACCGACCCATTGAAATCGAATGTTGTGTCGTCCAATGAACCAGTTATATCATATGTTTTCCGCTTGACCGGGTCAGATAAGATTTGATAAGCACGTGATACCTCTTTAAATTTTTCTTCTGCTTCTAATGACCCTTTGTTTCTATCAGGATGCCATTGGAGTGCCTTTTTTTTATATGCCTTTTTAATATCATCAGTGGATGAGTCGTTTGTTATATCAAGTGTGTCGTAATATGAAATTTGTGAAGCCATTTAAATATAATATATATATAGGGTTTTATATAATTATAATAGACGAAGTAATATATCAACATATTAATTTATTATGATATGTCTTTAATATGGTGCTAAACTCATCAACTATTACATCATTTGATGATGTGTCCGGTAAAAAAAGACAAGTTATTGCGAAAAACCATAAGTTATTCAGTCTTATATAATACATAAGCATTTCATTTGTTTGACATTTATTAATTAATTCTGTTATAAAATACTTCTTTAATAGTAATGTTGTATACTCATCTTCTATTTCTTGTTTGTTTATTTCAAAATAAGTAATATTAACACTTGATATATGATTTCGTAATTTGATAATACCATTCTTATATAATATATATAAATCATGTACACTATACTTTTTGTATTTAATTATAGTAATCGTTGTTTTATATGATATAAATACATTACGAATATTATTATCAAATAATATTTTATTACATTCTGTTATAAGTCTAGTCGTCGCATTTAATGATAATCTCAATAAAGTATCCATATATACACTGTCTGTTGAATCATTAAATAATTGGCAGCATTTATCTACGATAGATTCATATAATGATTCTATTGGTTCTTTAATAATTGGGAGTGATAAATGTTTTTTATATTTCAATATTTTATCAAATATATTTATTATATATTGTTGGGCATCATCTGTCAATTCTTTATGAGAATAAACACATTTTAAGTTATGGTGTTCTGTGTTATGTTGTGTTGGTTTATTATTTACTGATTTTTTATATACCAAATACCAATTATACATACTCTTTATAGACTCCATATACCATGTTTTAACACCATCAATTTCATTATAATATATAAATGCATCTGTTAAGTTGCGGATTGGTTCAAGTGTTAGTATAGATATATCACTTGAACTATTAACACCATTATTAAATACCATTTTATATATTTGTTCTTTATATCTATTCCATACTGATTGTATTTTTAATACACTCTTGTTGTGTATTGAAAACGTATATTTATTTATATGAATGCGATTTAATTGGGTTTTATCACATATGGGTTTATTATCGTCCGGTTGTGGGTTTTCAACAACTAGTTTATTTAACTTATTAATTGACTTAATGTGAATCCCACAGAATGACATATTATTATCAATAGGACACTTGTGAATGGCTGAATTTTTACACTGTGTATTACGAGATGTTATAAACCGACATCTCGGTTTGTTTAAATGCGTAAAATATATTATTGTATTTTCTTCTAATTGCATCATTATAATATATATATTATAATCTTTATAATAATATATAAGATAGTAGTAATTATTGATTGTGATAACAACTGATACACAGTGGTCTAGTATTATGCTAGTTGTCTAGTTTGATCATAATTACATATAACATGATAGTTGAGTAATTGATCTATACTGTTAAGCTCTGTAATATTTACATCAGTTGTACATCCCTTTATGACATACATCCAAATATGGGGGTCTTTAATCAGTTCAAGTCTTGCACCATCTAATACATCTTGTGATGTACAATATTCTTTTAATCTACTCGCAATATAAATTTTGAGATATAGGGTCCTAATTTCAATAATAAGTGTTTGCAATTGCTTTGCATTCAGCGAATCTATATTTAAGTTCACACCGTTCTTTGATACTATTTCACCTGATTCATATAATTTCAAAATTTCACGTGTTGTATAAACGCGTGTTAGAATATAATTTATCATCTTATTGTCCACTAATACGGTGGTTGGGCTACTAACCCTAATATGCCATGCCAATTCATTAACATATGTAATCATCATTGTGGTATCAAGACACCTAAAGATCCGCATAAATATAAGATTAAATGATTCACTATCTAGTTCGTCACAAATATCATATATACGTATATAGAGTGTTTTAGTTGATTTAATCGTTAGTTCAACAGTCATGTATTGTCTATTGTGTAAGATTCTACTAAATGATTTTTGTAGGGTGGTGTTCTGTTTATCTGTTAGATCGATTGTAGTATGAATACACTTAAATTTGGTTTTATTCCCGTTCTGCCTGGTATACCACTCGTATAATCCTTTAAATTCTTCAATAATCGTTAATTCAATACCATCATTGAAAATTGTATATGTAACAGGAACGGAAATAGATAATATATCATCTTGTAAAAACATTGAAATATCGTTGTGATATGACTTTGTTCTGTACGAAACAATAAATCCACGTACAATTCGTTGTATTACTACTACTGAATTGGATTGCTGTTCGATTGGCATGGGTTGCTGTTCAATTGGCATGGGTTGCTGTTCAATTGGCATGGGTTGCTGTTCGAGTGGCACTGATTTTATACGGTGATAACCGCATCGTCCTTGTGTTTTACAAATTCTATTACAGATATTACCTTGTCGTGGTCCGGTCATAATAATCGCATCGCATCTTTGAGTTGACATTGTTCTTAAATTATTATATAAAAATAATTCATTTTTATATTTACGATGGTCCACCGTAACCAAAACTACTTAAAGTATTAGACGTAAATATATATAATAACCACCAATAATAAAATGTCAACTGTAATCAAACCAACCCAATTTAATGCTAAAAATGTTACCGGCACTACGCCAGTTAAGAAAGGAGATAGAATTCAGGCGCTGCTCCTATATGACAATACACCGTTTCTTCTTGAAACACCCGCTCTCAAAGTTCCATTCGGTGTGAACCGCTTTGGAGAAAAGTCCGACGGAAGCATCGATGCTTCGAAGGCACTGGGGGCATATTCTATGAATATGTCAGCCCAAGGGAAGGATAATACACCTGAACGCCAATCAGTTGTAAAGTCATTCTTTGACAATCTCGAAGAGATGGATAGTGTCCTTCTCAAATATGGGATTGAACATTCGAAGGTAATCTTCGGAAAAGTCCATCAACATGAAGCGGTTGTAGAGGCACTTTTCACACCAACTATTAAACGCTCCGAGGATAAGGAGGGTAATCCATATCCTCACCGTATCGCCCCTAAAATCCCAGCAGATTACGACGATGAGTCTAGACCCAATATCAAGGTATATCAGGATACACAAGATGACCTTAACGTAGATGGTTTTACATTTACTGAACTGAAGGAAGTTGTAGGAAAGGGAACATTTGTTGCTGGGATTATTCAACCACGTCTATGGTTTATCAGTGGTAAATACGGTGTTACATGGAAGGTCATTCAAATGAAGGTTCACGCAAAGAAGACTTTCGGCAAACCAACAAGTTATGCATTCTCTGATAATTCAAGTGATACTGAACAGCATCAAAGTGACAATGGATCGTCGAGTGAAACGGATAAACCGTCTCCTTCTACCGAAAAGGATGACAGCAATGTAGAAGACTCAGAGGAAGAAGAGGAAGAAGAGGATGAAGAATCCGAAGAGGAGGAAACAGCGAATGCTTAATCATACCGTTAATACGTCTAACTAATAATATTACCTTTTACAATTACCTTTTACAATTACCTTTTACAATTACCTTTTACAATTACCTTTTACAATTACCTTTTACAATTACCTTAATACTGCCAAGGTTATAATATTTTGATATATTACACGTATATCCTTTTCTTACATTAAATAAAATTGAATAAAAAATTATTATTCAATTATAATCCAATCCACACAATCAACATGAGTATTCAAGTAAGAGACGTACAAACCGAGGAGCAACTTTCTCTCAAAACACCATCATTTGGTGTTACCCAGACGTACAATGGAAAGTTCGTTGAAACCAGTTTTCAAATGAACGGCAAGGACATCAAACTCCTATGCACATCAATGATCACGTTTAATGTGAAATCACCTGATTTTGGATTCAATATCTATCCTATGAAAGACTCCCCCGACAACGATGCATTTATCAGGACACTCAAAATCTTTGATAAACTTGGTCGTAAATTCAATAGCCAAAAATTCTACGTCTCAAAGACGTACGTCCCTTTGTACACACCTAATGTACAATATCCGTACGACTTGTTCGTTTCTTACGGAGACGAGATTGACTTCAAGGTTGGAGACGGACCAATTGAACGTATCATGTTTAAGGACAGGCAAAAAATTGTAAACATGCTGAAACCTTCGTCCGAAGGACAACAGAAAGTTACAAACATTGACTGTGAAGTTATGTTGAGTATCAACACATTTACTTCACATAAGACCGGTAAACAGTCTTATAGATTAAGGATGATAATTGTGAAACTTCACATCATTCCATACATTAAACCAGACACATCACCGACCAAGTTCACTATTTCATTGTCCGACGACGATGATTCTGAACAAGACCCCGAGGACCCCGAGGACCATGAGGACCATGAGGACGACGAATCTGAACAAGACAAACAAGACCCCGAGGAAATCGAACATTAAATAAATTAATATTTTTTACTTATTATAAAACAACTATCTTTTTAAGTCATATTGAAAAATCGTTAACGTCGATGATATATAATTCAAATATAAAATTTGAATTATATTTATAATACGAACAATCAACAATGTCAATGCTGTCCGCGTTACCCGATGAACGTGTCGACATTATTGTTATGACTCAGCGTCGTTTCCTCCAAGATGTTCACATCGAACTCCTCGATTTTTCGTATTACTATCATATACCCGTGATGAGGAGCATTGCCGATATTATGCGATACATATCACTCGACGAAGACGAGGACGAGTATTCAGAGTATGAGTGCCGAGGGCGATCTTGTGGTGACCCGAACTGTTCACTTGAATGGCAGGAGTGTAGTGTTCGCTGTATGCGATGGGACAACGCCGACTAAATCTCCAATCCTATCATATAGTGGTCAGACAGTCTTGTATTTATAAATCTTTTATACCTTGGTTTATATTTAGGTTTTGTTTTTTGTAAAATTATAATATAATCTAACTGAACCTTTTCTTCACTAAATGTCACTATTTTAGTAGGATTGAATACATTGTATTTATATATATCTAATATAGGTTGTATTACATCCATATCATCGAAATCAATATTGAAATCACCACATAATATAATGTTATTTATATTGTTGCGTCTTTTATGTTTTATAATAGAACTAATTTGTTTAATTTGTTTTTGTCTTATAGTATTTGCCTTATTCTTATATCCAAATATAGGGTCGGCATTCAAATGTGTATTGACGATACTATATCTTTTATTATTTATTATAATATCTACTACCAAAGCACCCTTGTGTGAAAATCTATCTTCACCATATGAATATTTAAATATATAAACCTTTTGCTTAATAATAGGATATTTTGATGCTATCAATAATCCACTATCTAATCTAATATATGTATCATTATATGAATATATAAAATATTTATGACCAAAATATTCTTTAATACTTTTAACAGTTGCTGCACTAAATACTTCTTGTAGACATACTATATCGGGACGTTGTTTATATATATATTTATTTATTTGTTCAATTCTATCACATGGCTTACCAAATAGGTTTAGAATTCGAGGCATACACGCAATATTATATGATAATATCTTCATTAGTATATATTACATATATATCTTTTATTCATATTATTTAATAATCACGAATTTGATTTTAATATATTATACAAAGTATATATATTATTATATGTCTGACCACTATACTAAACCTAAATTCCCTAAATATGCTGATACTAAAGAACCTATGATAACAAACTGTTCTCAAAAGTATCCGTGTAAACCGACCAAAACCACTAAATCAAATAACCATCTAAAAACACGTGATACAACAATAGTAAATACTCGAAAACAAAATTACAATAAATATCGTATAAACGATTATCATATAACAACTGTCACAGAACATGGTGATATATCAACAGGGGAAACAAACCAAGAAACATTATATTTGAATACGTTTATAAACACGAAAATCGATGAAATTAACAAGGATGACGGGTGGATAATATGTTAAGTTATTATTTTATTTTATTTATAATTAAATTTATATTATATATTATATAATGCATCTTGTAAATAAGTTGGTCGTTGAATTCGTGGGAACATTCGTATTCCTCGGTGTAATTATAACAACTCTTAAAGACGGTGCACTAGCAGCACTTGAAATTGGTTTAGCATTGGCAACCGTTATATTTTTTGGTGGTAAAATATCAGGTGGTCATTTCAATCCGGCGGTTAGTATTATGATGTTATTACAAAAACAACCCGAATATGGTGTTCCCGAATGTATAGCATATATTATTACTCAAATAGTTGCTGGTATATGTGCGTATTTCTTTATAACTGGTTCGCTACCGGTTAAGTCTAGAAAACATAAATAAATTAACTATAATATATAAATGAAAAATTATATTAAAGGACTCTTTATAGCGGCGATTGTACTAATTTGTTTATTGGTTTTATCAATACTTCTTAGTAAAATTCCAATTTTCTTTAATCTATTCAATTCAAAGAAAACAATTAATATATTACTTATAGGCAATCATAATGGATATATGATGAAAAAGTTATACCACAATGGCGTTTCACTATGGACATATTATGTATTATATGAGTTTATAAAGAAATTCTTTTTAAAAAAGAACATTAGACTATACTTTAAATCAGTATATCCAAAGATGAAAGTGATTAAATTAATTAGATTTATCAAAAAAAATCAAATCAATTATATTATACCAACTGAATCGAGTAATGCGATATATCTATCTACACATAAACAACGACTTCTTAAATATGTAAATATGCTAGTATGTGATAATCCACAAATTATTAAAACACTCGACGATAAATATGAATGTTATAAATTCTGTAAACAATATAATATAGATACTGCAGATACCATTCTTATAAAGAAACGAATAATTACACCCAAGATAACTGAATTTATAGAAAAACATAAGTTCCCATTATATTTGAAGAAGACATTTGATTCTAATGGAGCTCAGGATGTTATTAAAATAATGTCTGTTGATGAATTAGAATCAAAATTATGTAAAATAAAGAGTAAATGGATATTACAAGCACCGCTTGAATCAAACCACGCATCAATAGATGTATTATTTAATAGAGGAGTTGCCATATCTATAACAATTCATAGTCATAAATGCCATGAGGATATGCGGTCTGTATGTAACAACTTCTTTTATCCAAATATTAATAGTATGCAAACACATATATCAGTCCCTGAAAAATATATTGATGATATAGTAGATGTAGTTAAAAATGTCGGGATATATTCTAATTATACTGGGATACTTAATATTGATATGTTAATACATAATCATAAACCATATTTATTAGAGATTAATACACGATTCAGCGGGTCTATCTATATATCACTTGGGACAAATCTACTAAAAGATTATTTTAAGATATTGATGGGGCGAAAGATCAACGAGCATAATATACCACATATCAATTATAAAAGTGAACAGATTAAAAAAGCATCGGATGTCAAAAACTATTCTATAGTTCCCTTTGCTGTTGAACACCTAGGTGTTATATTGAGTATAGATAATATGAATATAAACACATATGCAAGTAGTGAGTAAGATTCCAATGTTTACTTAATCATTGTATTAAGCATATGGTATATATTGAGGGTGGTCTGTTTCATACATTGACACGCGATATGGATTTTTTTGCCCTTTTATAAAAACAGTTTCATTAGTACCTAGTTCATCATTTTTACGAGGAGTTACAACCGGCATTTTGACACCATATTGTCCGATTGTTGTATAATACTCCCATTTATTATCATTTGGGTATTTACGTCTCCCAAACAATGGATATACTTGATTTTCACCACCAAATACCTTATATATAGCACCAACTTGCTGTGGTTCTCCAATAGGTCCTTGAGTAGATATATTAACAGGTGCTATATTTGAATCATCTATTATTAATGATGGCATACTATTTGTTATTGCTACTTGACTTCCACCCATACAAGGAGTTCTACGCGAACCACATCCTATAACTTGTGGTGGAAGTCTAATGTCGTTATATGATTGTTTATAAAACGGAGGACTTTTATACGGATACATTAGTGGGTTAAACACTCGTTCATATGCTTTATCTTCAATTGGTGATTTCCGACCATGTGGATAAATATTGTTTATAACAACTGAATTTGATTCATTTTCCATGTCATTTTCTATTTTGAGTGGTTGTAGTTGTCGTGGTTGCGTCGGGTATGAAATAACACAAATTGCAACAATTAATCCTATAATTATAACAATTAATAATACTAATAAATAAATGTTAGACTTGCGTTGACGAGAGGGCATATAATATATATCAATAAATAAAATTGAAATAAAAATATATAGAGACAATAGAATAATATACATTATCAAAAATGCAGCAACAAACTCAACAAGTCGACCAAATTAAAACCACCCCAACCAAAACAGCCAAGGCAACCACTACCAAAAAAGTGAAATCTAAAAAGCAACCCAAGTCAGTAACTGCTACCCCAGTGGTGGTTCAAGAAACTGCCCCAGTGGCGGTTCAAGAAACTGCCCCAGTGGTGGTTCAAGAAACAACTTCTACTGATGTAGCAACATCGGTTACTAAAAAGGTGTCACTTCTAAAAGCACCAAAGAAACCACGGACCCCATTCAATTGCTATACTGTTGAAAAATACCCAATTCAAAAGAAACTCAATGATGATCTTTCATTTGGTAAAATCCTAGCAGTAATCGCACAAGATTGGAAGAAGATGTCAGATAGTGATAAAGAACCATATACGGTTCTTAGTAATACTGATCGTGAACGATATACAACGGAAATGGAGGTATACCAAAGTCAACCAGATAACATGAAAAAGAGTGGAAAGAAAACCAAAGTTAAATACACTGGTCCTAAGCGGACACAGTCAATGTATATGCTATTCAAACACGACATTTCTACTGAAATTAAGAATACAACTCCAGACATTACATTTGGCGACCTTCAAAAAGAAGTTGGTATGAAATGGACTGCCCTTAAAAAAGTTGAGACCAATGAAGACACAAAACTCTTTGAACACTACCAGAAACTACACAGTGTAGACAAAGAACGGTATGAAAAGGAATTCGCAGAGTGGTCTGCTCAGACTGCAGACAGTTAATTCTTTTTAATATACAACTTACATAATTTATTATTAGCAGGTTCTTCGATTATAACACTTGGGGTTGATATATATCCATTCCCACCATCTAATATTTCAAAGTGTACGATTTTCGTATCATCGTCTATAACTGCTTTTGCCTTACATCCACTTCCACCACCCCCAGTGATTTTAATAGTTGGCGGTAATTTATAACCTTTTCCATTATTTAATATTTTTATATCAGATATAGAACCATCTCTATCTAATATAGCAACTCCTGATGCTTTTATTGCTTTCATGTTAGTCGGACCACAGCTGATATTGGCACCTGTTAAACCAATCTCAGCACCCGTATACATATAATCATCTCCCTCTACTTTTTCGTTGGCATCAAAAAACTGTAGATTAAATTTATTTATATCTATTAAATTATCTTTCTTAGTTGATGGTTTAGTGTCTAGTGATTTGGTGTCTTGTATATTATTTAATATATTTGTAGTATCTAATATTGGTTCAGTTGGTATTGGTTCAACTGGTATTGGTTCAGTTGGTATTGGTTCAACAGACGGAGATTTAACAATCGGTGTATGAGGTGGTATTATCATATTACTATTTGATGGACTTACATCATCGTCATCTCCCCCATTAATCCATTTTTTAATATTTGAAAAGAAATGTTCTTGTTCATCATGTCTAATATTTCTAAATGAAAATCCGGTTATACATAATACTATTAATATAATCATAGCAATTGTAATTATACCAAGAGATATTTTGTTTTTATTTTCAAGTGACATTTTAACAAAATTAAATTTAACCATTACTATATATTATAAAATAAGTTATTTCAAATATTATAAATTGAGTTTTTTCATCATATCAATTATTTGTTTACCCTGTGTAAGAGTTGGACTTAATGTTTTTAAAGTAGAATCCAATTGTTTAACAGTATTAATTAATCTAAATGCCTCACGCTGCGCGGATGCTGGTGTATGCTGGTCAGCAGGTATTTCAGATGCGACTGCACTGGTATCATCGTCTACCGAACTTACTTTCAACATTGATTCAATGTCGATCATACTCATGTCATCCGATGTCTTATCAACTTTTTTATCATCGGTGTTTCGTAAATGTTCCTTCTTTACACTCTTTAATAATTCTGCAATTACTTTTTTCTCATCATCTTTATTATCCTCATCTTTTTTATTATCCTCATCTATTTTATCATCAAATTTTTCCAATACATGTCTATTACATCTAACAAATGATAATATCAATATTAATAAAATAGATGATATTATAGATATACCAACACATGAACTACACCAATATGATATAATGTATATCATTACCCAAATAATGATTGACTGAAATATAGTATTTGTTTGTCTATGTAATATAATTAATACTACTAATAGTATACATATAACTACAACACTTGTAATAAACATTGTATTAATCATATTATATATTAATATAATATAATATAAAATTAGTAACAATTAATATTGTAACAATTAACAAATCTTGTTAATAATGAAAAACAACACAGCACATATAATACCGCGTAACATAACACTCGCTGATTCAATATATGAATTTTCGGAATTAATTAATTTGCTTAATAGTGATAAAACAACAGTTCTAACTATTTTAAGATTTAATACAATAAATAAAATCAGTACAATACATGGTGCTTTTAAACTACTAATTAATCGAGATACCATTGAAGGAGACGATTGAGTAACATTTTGTGATACTCTACCACCTTCTTGTTCAAATGATTCATTAACAACGCCATCCATTTGATGTCCGTACATGGTGTCGTTTATGTTTTCTTCTTCAGAAGAAGTTATATTATCATATGCCTGTTCGACATTGTTGACTAATTCGTTTGGATTTTGTAGTGATTCGATTGAAGTTGATTGTATTGCTTCCCGACTCATATATAAAAATATTTCATTTTTAGATTTTATATTTAACGCATTATTTAAATATAAAATCCATCAGATTGTTTTAGTATTTTAACTCTAATATTTTTCCCTGTATTTTCTATAATAACAACCATTCTATCACCGAATACTTTATAATATCGTTTTCCTCTATGTCCGGATTTATATTTATGTATAACCATAGTGTCTTCATCTATTCCTATAAGACCCATTTTTGGTTTTTTTCTAATAAAATCTAATCCTCTATGAAATCGACGATTTGTTATAAAATGCTGGTCTATAATTGTTTTTACTAATCCTATACCTGGTCCTAATGATGGAGGCATTATGGTTCCTAATATTGAAGCACCGGCACTTGTACCTACTAATATTTTTCCTAAATGTAAAAAGTCAATCAAATATTTTCTAACATTAATATTATTCTGTTTGAGGGTTTGTATATTATTATATATATTATGTTGGTGTCCACCTGTAATAAATAAAATATCGGTTCTTTGAATAAATCTATATAATTCCGTACGTTTATTTTTATAATCTAATAATCTAATAGATTGTATTTTAATATTATATATACGATAATTACGTTGTTGTTTATTAAATCCATTTATTACTTTTGATGTGTTTTTATGTGGTGTCATAAAAGAAGCATCAGTTATAAGTCCTATATATAGGTCACCCTTTGTTTTATGTGATACCATCGATAATATTTTATTGAATATTTTATCTGTTAAATCCCCCCCACCTATTGCTATGATTGACATATATATATATAAGTGATATATATAAGTGATATATTATCAAAATTCGACCTACTTATCTAATGAACACTCTGTTTCTTTTGTTTTTAATCTATAACATTTATTATTTGATTTATATATATTTTGTTGAATCTTACTTGGATTAGGTATATTATATATAATACAATTCCGTGCATTACATGCTACACCTACAATATATGCTAGTAATAAACCTATGATTATTCCTATGATTTTGTGGATAGGCGATACTGTTCGTATAATCATTGCCATATATTACTATATAATATTATTTATTTTGATATAATAACTAAATTATCAACTGGACACATTACCTCTACTTTATTATATTTATAACAAGAATCATTGTCTTTATATACAACCTTCCCGGCATTTTCTAAATTTGGATACTGAAACATAACATCCGGAACTTGATATGATACATAAACAATAAATAATCCTATATAAAATGCTACTAATATATAAAACTGCATATACATTATATAATATTATTAGTTTTACTTTTGTAATTTTATATTTCTATACTTATTCGATAATAAATCATTATATGGTAAAAATCGTTTGTCTATTCTAATAATTTTTATATTTTCATTTTCACCCCCTCTATATTTAATAGGTTGTTTATATTTAATAGGTTGTTTATATTGTTGTTTCCGTTGTGTTAATATACTAACAGATGAATCACCACCTTTAATTACATCGGGTGATACGACTGGTTTATTTTGAGGCATTGTATCAATTATAACATTATTATATTCATCATTGTCGCCATGATCATCTATGATAATATTATCACCACCAGTTGTTATAACATCATCCTCTTCTGTAACATTACCATCCTCTTCTGTAACATTACCATCCTCTTCTGTTACATTACCATCCTCTTCTGTTACATTACCATCCTCTTCTGTTACATTACCATCCTCTTTTATACCATCCTCTTCTGTTACATTACCATCCTCTTTTATACCATCCTCTTCTATAACATTACCATCCTCTTCTGTAACATTACCATCCTCTTCTATAACATTACCATCCTCTTTTATACCATCCTCTTTTATACCATCCTCTTCTGTAACATTACCATCTTCTTCTGTAACATTACCATCCTCTTCTATAACATTACCATCCTCTTTTATACCATCCTCTTCTATAACATTACCATCCTCTATAATATTATATGTTATATAATTAGAATTACTATTATTATATTTATCTGATAGTGTTATATTCTTACTATGAATTGGTTGACTTGGTATCTTCAATAAGAATTTTGAATTAATATCCGTTTGTAATTTGATTTCTTTTGTTAATTTTGTATGTATACTATCTACTAGTTTTTTTTTCCGAATGTAATTTATACATTCATTTATCCATATTAACCAATTTGGTATATCTTCCTTATCTATCTTTAATTCCTTTGATAAATTATGTATATCTTTATTATTAATACTAATCGTATTGCTCTTACTGTTCTTTTTGGTTAAATTATAGTATTCGATTAACTGTGTCTTAGTATGTAGTGTTATATTTTTATGTATAATCTTTTTATAATAATTATCTTTTTTATAAAAAGATTCATTTACATTATATAAACTATCCTCTTTCTCTTTTTGTAACGAATCGATAATATTCTTTTGATGTGCTATTAACTTATATATGTTAATAGTATTATTATCACATTCCTTATATTCTTTCTTAATTCTATTTAATATATCTTGGTTTGTTTTGGTATCATTATCAGAAGCACTAATTACTAAGTTATTTAGATCAATTAATAATTCTTGTTTTGTTGTATTATAATTATTTAATAGTTTATCTATCGTATTATACACCGGCAATTCTATTTTTAAAAACACATTTGTTTTATCGCATTTAATTTCAATATAATCAGATGTTCTTGTTTTGACAAGTGTATCTATATCTTTACATAATTTATTATTGTAATATTTATTTAATGCGTCGTTGTATATATATCTTTCTTTTTTATAAAAAGATATATTCTTATTATACTGTTCTATAAAATCCATATACTATAATTATATATATAAATTTATAATATTTTCATCGTTCAACTATATTTATATTAAACGAGTCATTTATATTATGATAAAACAGTAAATAGTTATAAAATTATAAGAATTTAACTAAAAAGTCATTTAGACACTGTCGATTTAATACCACCCTTTACTTTCTTGATTGGTTTACGACGAGTGATACTTTTTGGTTTCTTAACGATTGTTCGTTTCTTAACACGAGTTAGTTTCTTAACACGAGTTGACTTTTTAACTGATTTCTTTACGGGTTTTGATTTCTTTACGGGTTTTGATTTCTTTACGGGTTTTGATTTCTTTACGGGTTTTGATTTCTTTTTTGAAAGACCGCCTTTAAAGGGTGTTGCTTTTACTAATAAATTATTACTATTCTGAGATGTTAAATTAAAATCTACATCTGATATACTTGGGAATGGTCCTTGAAAACTACGCTTATATAAAGATAAACTAGTTGACGCGGAATGACCTGGTTGTTTACTATATGCATGGGGTGTTGTAGATAACATATAATTTGGATTAGAGTTATTAGCGACGGATTGATTTTGAATGGATGCGAATGAGGAAGTATATGGATTATGTGAGGTAGGCATTTATATTATATATAATATAAAAATATAATATATAATTAAATGAAATATAATATAAATAATATAACACTTAACATAAGATATAAAGATGATGTATTGAATGTAACATTACATAAGTCATCGTCTATATTAAGAGTTAAACATTTAATATATAAAAAATACAATATACGAATTAAACGCCAGTTATTATATTATAATGGAATTTGTTTAAAAAATAACATGTCTGTTATATCATATAATTTACATTCATTATCAAAAATAGAAATAAAACAGTTCGATTTCAAAGGTGGAGATAATTCAGACCCACTTAGTTGTAAGAATGGGGGTAATCAAGCGATAATTACTATTGTCACTCTATTAATGTTCATACTGTTGTTTAATGGATTCTTTTTTAGAACGACTAATCTAATTAATTATGCTATTTTAACTACAATACCGGCGTTTTTTGTATTTTGCAAAACATATAAACAACTGGGTACAATTGCTTTTAGTATATTTATAGGTTATTTGTTATATATGATATCACTAAGTTTCCGTAAAATATCAGGTAGTGCGATGACATGTATATTTATAGCTAGTTATATTTTAACTTATATTATATCAATTCCACGAATTTATAGAGTTTTAAGCACACCATTTATATTATCACTATGTGATTTAATACTTACTGTAATTAAACATTTCTTTATTATAGCATTTATATTTTTAACAATATCTTATGTATCATATGGAATTGTTAATTCAATTGGTGATTGCAAGAGACCATCTTGTGCTATAAATATTGGAGTTAAAGTAGGTCGTCTTATGACAATTATATATTATGCTCATGTTATAGTGTTTTCAGTTATAGACTTTGTAATAAACACATGTAGTAATATTCGCCATGGTATGTTTCTAAATTCAAAATTATTCTATAGAATGGACCCTGGATTTCTTACATTTCCATTATTTGGAATTAATATACCATATATGATTGGAATAGTTCCATCGAGAAATTGTATGTATAATGATTATAATGGATATAAGATGTGGATGTATATGCCATTTGTGTATTTCTCAAAGAAGTCTCGTTCGTTAAAATATTTGTTAATGTTATTTTTCCCAGGGGTTAACTATTGTGAGATTAGAAACGCATATAATAATAATATGATAAGTCATTTCGGCAAGACGTTTATATATGGACTCGATAAACATAGATGTAATAAAACGGATGCCACAAATCTAATGAGGACTCTATTATTTCAACAATATATATCAGATAAGAAGTTGGCCGGTGCTAATCCAAAGTATATAAACGACTTAGAAAAAAAATTAGCAAAAATCGAAGCAAATGGTAAAGATGGGAAAACATCAGTTGCTAAAATACTTGAATTAATTAGGCAAAACCCACAACATAATTTTATGTGCGAGGCTTGTTCTCCATTTATTATGGAGGATTTATATAAATTTTCAGAAACTCGAGATACGGAAGAAAAACATAAAATAAGTGCAGAATCCACGACGGCAGATCTTCCGACGGCATTATACAATATATTATCAGGGAATGATTTATCGTTGTTATATACATTTGAAGCATATAAACTATGCTGGTCTATAAAGAAATATAATTTTTGGAAAAATTATTATGTTATGTTTTATGGAGTGCATGGAGTAGATTATGAAAATCTATTAGTGGCAGACCAATCACAACAAGGTATGGTAGGTCATCCACATACAAAGGCACCCAAATCAGCAAAAAAACATGCAATGGCACCCAAATCAGCAACAGGACATGCAAAGGAACCCAAATCAGCAAAAAAACATGCAATGACACCCGAATCAGCAACAGGACATGCAAAGGCACCCAAATCAGCAACAGGACATGCAAAGGAACCCAAATCAGCAAAATTATGAATTTAAATGCGAAAAGTCAAAAGACATAGTGATCAATACTAATAAGTATTAAGTATAATTAAAAAAACAATGTATATATTATATACATGTCTCAAAATCTACTTGAAGTAGCTGTGTTGACACCTGCCACCTCTAATGCTGTGAGAGATATATCAGGATTCGTTGGCAATGTAAATACCGCTGGTGCACATGTTAAGAATGTTGGAGTCGGTCGTACAGCGGCTGCTGGTGCTATATCGGCAGCCGCGGCTGCCGATTCTACACATGATATGATAAAGGATGTTAAGGGTGAACCTAAACCACGCGCATCAGCTGCCAAAGGACAAGTACCAGCTGCCAAAGGACAAGCATTAAAGGCATCCACAAACGAACAAATGATGCGGGAATCTGAAATGAGGACTGCTATTCGAGAACAACTTGTCCAAGGGGTACAAACAGAACAAGCGAGTTCTGAAATACTTAACCCTCATATAATAGATATATTAGGGAATTATTTACAATCATATCACACAAATATGATGGCTTCATGTGGATTATATACCGCTTGGTTAATTACCATATTATGTATTCTTACAAAAGACGAATTATTTGGGATTGTATATAGATAAACATAACATTATAAACATAACATTATAAACATAACATTATAAACATAACATACTATTATATTATATGAGAATTGGAATATGTGGTAAGATGTGTAGCGGTAAAAGTACATTAGCAAATAAAATAATAGATTATAAGAAATCAACTGGTATATCAGTTACAAAGGATTCATTTGCTGCTAAAATATATGATATAGCACATGATATATTTAAAATGAATACAAAAGACCGCAATTTACTACAACAAATTGGAACTAAGTTTCGAGAAATAGACGATAAAGTTTGGATTAATTATATAATAAATAAACACACTGATAATGTTATTATTGATGATGTTAGATACCAAAATGAAATACTGGCGTTGAAGGATAATGGATATATTCTTATAAAACTAAAAATATCTAGAAACTTCCAAATTAAACGACTACAATATTTGTATAAAGACGATTTTAATCGTCACTATAAAAATATAGACCACGTATCCGAATTATTCGTTGACGTAGCACCAGATGATATGTTTAATATAGTGGTTGACGTAGACAATGAAGAAGCATTTGATAAAATCAAGTATCTATTATGACATTCGTCAACCTATTTTAAATAAAATTGAATAATATTATTAAAATATAATATTATTTAAGATGAACAAAAGAGATCGCACGCACATTACATCACCTGTTCGAAAGAACGATGATGCCACGTTGAATCAACCATCCACTAAAAAGCACGCAATCGAAAAACAATCGTTTGAAGAAATGACGGTTATTGAGAAAGCACACTATATTAATCATTGTTATAGCAATAATGAACAGTGGATGATTGACTATCCACACAGTGTAGTGAGAAAGTGTAATAATATCACCCCTTCCCAAATGGTGCTATATAATTACTATTGTGCATTTGAACCAAAAACTAGACTAAGCGTGATAACATTCATTTCATGCTTAACACACGAACAATTGGCAATTACCGGTATTTAATTTGACTGACCGCCAATTGTTTTTGAGTCATCGGTCGACTTCTTCCGTTCTAACCATGGATCTTCGGCAGTTAGCGAATCATATTCTTTACCAAGATTCTCCAATGCAGCGTTACTAACCTTATAACCCGATTTAGCATCAGAAATAGTTCTAATATTATCAATTTTACCCTTGTCGTGATCAGTATTTAACTGGAATTCACTCCGGTCTGAGTTATTTACACGTCTATTTTCTTCCTTTGTTTTACGGATTTTGTCTTCCTTATCTTTCTCGTAGAAATCCTCACGAGTAGAACAATTTTCTTTATATTTACACATTAGTTCATTCAACTGACCTTCCTGGTATTCTTCTTCTTGAACACTGTCTGCCGCTGGGTCCCATGGCAACCAATATCCAACTTGTCCAACAAATACATTGAAATTCTTATCACGTTTTTGTAGGATTTTTGCCCTAACCTGTGCCTCACGTAGCGTATCATATACACCACGAACCTTAACACCCCTAGTTGATGTTTTAAAATCAAGTGATTCATTAAATTGCTCGTTTAATTTCTCTTCTCTTGTATATATCCAAGTATCATACAAACTCTGAGTTGATTTATAAGAAAGGTTGTCATCCTTTTTAAACATATCTTTTGCACTTGAAATAATAGATTGCCGGATACGTTCCTGGTCTTCGTCTTCAACTGAATTTCCCAACATATATGTTAGGAAATGTGACATCATAAATGTATTTTTTTGATTTATAACATTTTCAGGGGAAATAAATGAAATACATGCGTAATTTTGTCCAGGGATTTTTTGGTCAACTTCGAGGAAATCTTCAAGTGGTTCGCTATTATCATGAGATGTCATATGATTTATAGTATAATGATATTTTTAAATAATTTAATAAACGAGACACATCTATCTTGTTGATATACTAGGTGTATACATATCTAATATAGCAAATGTAACAACTCCAACGATCGCAATCATTGTGATTTCTCTGAAATTTAATTTACATTTTGATTTATTCTTTGGAATATAATATGCGGCAATGGCAATTGTTAAACCCTGGATAATATATTTTAATGCTCTTCTTATCATTTCATTTATATCTAATGGTTTTTGATGTGTCATATATATAACATATATATAATATTTTAATGAATCGTTATATAAAATTTATTATATATATTTAAATAGTATACTATATATATATAATAAACACAATATTATATGAAAGAACTTAGATTCGGCGTTATTGGCAATGTTGACAGTGGTAAATCAACATTGATAGGTGTATTATATTCTAATCAATTAGACGATGGTCGTGGAAAAGCACGAATGAATATTTTAAAACACCCTCATGAAAAAAAAACAGGTAGAACATCTAGTATCTCGCAAAATTTTATTAAGGCAGATGACAATACATGTGTTAACTTTATTGATTTAGCAGGACATGAAAAATATCTTAAAACAACAATTAGAGGATTGTCAGGTTATTATATTGATTTTGCTATTATTATTGTCGGGGCTAATATGGGTGTGTCTAGAATGACACGCGAACATTTATCGATTGTATTAGCACTTAAAATTCCGTTTATCGTTGTTATTACAAAGACAGACCTCGCGCCAAAGAATGTATATAATGAAACATTACTAGACATCTTTAAATCAATTGAACGACGAGATCCATTAAACTTAAAACCTTTGTTTATAGGGAAAAAATATAAAGAGATTGATATTTCTAAAAACTATCCTATTATTTCAGTATCGAATAAAACTGGTAAAAATATAGATATTCTAAAAAGATTTTTATATAAATTAAATCCTAGATATGGCAGCGGTTGTATTTACAACTCACAACCACTAACGCCACAACAACCACTAACGCCACAACAACCACTAACGCCACAACAACCACTAACGCCACAACAACCACTAACGCCTATTGATAATGATATTATTGAGTTTTCAATTGATTGCAAGTATAATGTTAAAGGTGTAGGTATTGTATTATCGGGTAAATGTATAATCGGAAATTTATATAAGAATGATACATTATATATTGGACCTTCAAATGGTATTTGGTTAGAAGTTATTATAAAAACATTTCATAATAATTTCAGAGAAAATATAACATCATTACATGAAAATGAAAGTGGGTGTATTGCTATTAAAATTATAAATGCTAAAAAAGATGAAATCAAAAATTTTAAAATTAAAACTGGAATGATTTTAACAAAGTCAACTAAAGACAAAACATTTAATAACTTTACGGCATCCATATTTATATTTAATAATCATTCTACAACAATTAGAGAAAATTATGAACCGATTATTAATTGTAGAAGAGTAACACAATGTGCGAAGATTATTAATATAAAAAATACCCAGACTAATACAAGTATTATTAGAGGAGGTGACAAGGCAATAATTGATTTCAAGTTTATTTATAAACCTGAGTATATTCAACCAAATGATTATTTCGTATTTCGAGAAGGCAAGACTAGGGGTGTTGGCGTGGTAACAAGTGTTGGTAAAATGTAAAATATAATATATTAATATATATTAATATGGATAACATAAATATAGGTGATTTACAATTATCCGGTGGTGATTTTATGGACTGTTCTTTTAGTTCAACAGGAACGAACTACCAGATTGGATTTTATGTTGGTAATAAATTTACACCAAAAAATACATTTACAGATAATAAATTTACACAAATTGACAAGAACAATGTTGGTAAACTTGTATATAGTACAATACGAAAAGTAAAATCAAAACAAATTTTTTTATTTATATTATTATTTATTATAATCGGAAATTCGTCTATATATTATTACTTTGAAACAATGTCTTATAAAGATGTCGGTGTATTTAGTATTGCTATAAAACTAGCATACCACTGTGTCGGTTTATTATTTATGATGAAAATGTTACAATATATGTATTATACATGTCATCAATCAACATGTTTTAATTCGTATTTAGAAGGATATTGGTCCTATATAATAGATCCATTATCAAGTGATACATCGGTATTAAATATTATACCTGTTCACTCGAATGATATCCAAAATTTAAAAAAAATATTGACTAATCCTGATTTAACGGACGCAGATGTACAGAGTAATTTAACAGAAGATGCAATAACATCATCTACATCAAAAGAAAAGACAGCACTATTTGGAGTAGAATGGGTTGCATTTGTATTAAGATGTATTGTAATATATTTTATATGTTTCCGCGTAACACTTACAGGTGTTCCTATATATGGTGTATTATATTATTATAATCCATTAGCATGGCTTAATATGAGTGGATTCGTAGATATATTTAAACACATGTGGAAACTTGATAAATCAAAATGTAATAAAAAAAATGATGAAGATGCGACCAACCCCGCAATTCTTGAAGGAGAGACTAAACATGCGACCAACCCCGCAATTCTTGAAGGAGAGACTAAACATGCGACCAACCCCGCAAATCTTGATGGAAAGCATGAACGTGCGACCACCACCGCAAATCTTGATGGAAAGCCTGAACGCACTGTAGTAGGTGGAAACGGGAATAAACCAGACAATAATAAATCAAATCCAGGATCAACCAATGGCACTAATAACTCCAGTCATCCACGGACAGATTATATTAAATCCAATGCGATATATTTAAATGACACGTTCTTTCGAACATTTATTGGTTTAAAAGATCATCTTGTATTCGACGCATTTAGATTAAGAAGTATCAAAGTATTTAAAAATAAAAATCCACTTAATGTATTTTTTCAGGCAATGTATATATATAATTCTGGGGTATACTTCCTAAATCCAATCACTGTATTAGTATTATTATGTGGATTAGGATATGTTCCATCAACACCGTCATATTTTATTAATGGTAGTCCAGTTGTAGACGCAATGCATAAACGAATTATACTACCCTTTTATAAAGAATGGATGTTTTATTTCACACAAGGTCGGTGTTTTAAAACAAATCTATTATATGGTGTCATTCGACGATTCTGTACACTTGGACTTGATACATGGACAACAGATGCTATATTTAACAATGATAAATTAAAATTAGTTTGTAATAGTAATAAGTATTTCATATACGCGTTTACAATGAGTATTATCGTATTTTTCCTACAAACGACTCCTATTATAAATATATTATCGTCGCCTACAAATAGTGTTTTAATAATAATATCGATTATATCACTTGTTATAAATTCAATTTATATGGGTTACATATGTTACAAATATAATACCTCAACAGATGGACCATATACAATGTTTAATGATATATCTGAGGGACAAGGCACTGGTGGGAACGTAGTAAATGTAGAAAAAACAACCGAGCGTATTAACATTTTATTCGATGCATATAAAGGAGACGATCCCTGGTGGATATATAGATTTTTACGCAATCGATTTACTAAAAATAGGTCCATATCGACAGAATCATCGACAAAATCATCGAGATCTATATACATCAAATTTGCATGGGATACTATGTACTCTATGCGTACATGTAATGATTCTTCGCAATATAATAAATTAAGTCTTTTTATCAGTATACTATTAATATCAATTATAATAATGATAAGCACTTCTAATATTAATAATAATGCCAAGGGGGTGATAATTGGACTTATCATTGTGTTCATGATTACAACGAGTTATCAATATATATTAGTGTCGAAGAAACAGAAAGAAATGAATACAAAAGTGAACGAACTTCAAAATATCATGAATCGCCCCAAAATAGATAATAAAATTAAGAAATCTATAGCTATATTAATCACTAAATTAAAATTATCAACACTTAACCATAAAATATACGATAAACTAGACAAGATTAGAGATAAATTGTCTGAAAATGTGAAACCGGATAATGAAACACACAAAAATATCAATGAAACACACAAAAATATCAATGATACAATACAAGACTTGACAGAACACCACACTGATGAATTACATGATACAGACACATCGTTTCATGATATAACAAACAGTATTAATAAGAGAACAAATTTATTTATGACATTATTATTAAAGAATGTTCAATCGTGGGCAGTAAAGAGGGCGGAGTGTCAAATAACTAATCCATATAATCCAAGTAATAAAACGACTGTTCTACCAGATGAAATTGATTTCCTATCACCAATGGGAAATTTAATAAACGATTCAAGGGCAGAATCTAACATTGAGACCAACACAAGTGCCTCATTACATACAACTGAGAAACCACAACTAGTAAAAGGTCAAAAGTATAGTGACTGGACACAGTTTTTTATCGGCGGGTCAGATTATGAGAATCAAAGTTTATTTATTACACAGTTTAAATGTGGTGGGAGTGGGAAAAATGAGAGTGGAACTAAACAAGGAAACCATCAAAAGAATGTATGTTCAAAGTTAGACAAGAAAGGTGAAAATACGACAACTGGTATAATATCAATAGACATAAATGATATAGATACGATGCTTAACATAAACGAAAGTTCGTTAACCGCAAATGAATTATGTAGACGGTTATATAGAAACAAACCTAGGTGTCTAACTGTAACTAAATTTCATAGAGAATATAAAACAAATTCTTCTACTGAACAGATACTTGAATTAGAAGTAACGAATGGATGTACAGGTGACCAGAATCATATTACACAGATTGATGATGAGAAATTTATATATGATAAGACATTATATAGATATACAACTGACGAAACGCAAACAGACTATAAAAAGCAACCGCAACCGCAACCACAACATCATACTAATAACGATGAATCTTCGTTAGGACACCATTTACACATTTTAAAAAAAAGCAGTACCAGACGTGAGATTCACGATGCGATTCGTCAAATTAATAATACTTTAATAAAAGATGTTCAACTTACAGAAAAGTTAAAAAATAAAATAATTCAATTAACACGACAGTTACTAAATACCAATAGCATATCCACATCTATGAACGCAAAACTTAGCAACATAGAAACCCAATTGCCGGAATCATACACGACAACACCAATAGTTGGTGGTTATAAACAACCTCGTCATGACCAAAACGCATTTAATTACCGACGTGACTTGCGATCATCTGGAAAAGAATATTTCAGTCCCATTCAATATCTTGATATTAAGGAAAAACGCCAATATAAAATAAACGATATTCAAATAGACCCTATAAACAATAAGATTAAAATATTTGGAATTAATAAAACATTTGATTATACACATGATAAAATCCAAGAAATTGTTGGAGCATATCTTGATGAACGAAAGACAGAAGAACTTGCTACACAAAAAATAGAACAATCTGATGATATGAAATCAAAGATGTCATATAATGACTATGTCAAATATAACAATACTAAACATATAAATGATGATGTTGCAAATGAGACCGCGCATAGATATATGGCAGTTGGTGGCAATAGTAGTGGATTCAAAGAACGCTTCCGGTCGAAATTTGAAGAAACTATTCAAGGTCAAAATATAATAGAAACACTTATTCGTGATAAAAAAAATAAAGTAGCCCCGACTAAATATTCGGATATTATGAAAATTGGTGGAAACCCGGTTATCATTAAGAATGGAAAGAAAGAACGGTATATAACAAGTAGTGGTGTGTTATTACCTATTAAAGACCCTGATACTTCAAAGGAGTATGTCGATATAATTACATTAAATGATGAACCGATGAAGATTACATCTAATGGTAAAGAATGTTATATGACACACGATGGTAGTCTTATAAATTTAAGACAAAATAAAAATATATATACAAGAAAGAAAACATTCAAGAAAAAGAGACGGTAAAAAGAGACGGTAAAAAGTCGTTGATTGTAGAATTATAATATTTCTATATTATATATGGATAGATATACTTACTTGGTATATATGATATACATACTTATATTTATACTAATTATTATATTTTTTATTGCCGTGTTCAATGATAATGACTATAAATTAGGATTTTATAATTATATTGATTCCTATATAAATAATAAATGTTATCCAATTCGAAAAACCCCCGAACCAGTTATAAATGATTTATATGATATTATGTATACGTTTGACAAATTATGTATTGAAAATAAAGTCGAGTATTTCGCATGTGCTGGGACATTATTAGGGGCAGTTAGACATAATAAAATAATACCATGGGATGATGATTTGGATGTTATTCTTGATATAACGGAACGAGATAGATTAACAACACTTATATTTCCGGAACTAATAAAACGGGGTTTTAAAATAGAAAGAGGCAATATAACAAATAATTATAGAGTTCTAAAAAATAATACATCATATCCATTTATGGATGTCTTCTTTTATAAAGACTATGGTAAGTATATTATTCCATATAGTATGTATTATGGTTTAATATATCCGAAAGAAGTATATCTTAAAAAGAAGATGATATATCCTATAAAAAGATATAATCTAGGTAATATACAAATTCAAGGCCCTAATAATGCTACAAAATATCTTAAACAAATATATGGGAAGAAAGTTATGACAGAAGTGGCTGGAACATTTTTTGATCATAATACATTTAAGGTATATAAGTTGTGTAAAATAAAACTAAAAGATATCAATCCCGTAGATAAATAATTGTGGTATAAATCATATTTCATAATCTAAAATAAAATTGATTAAAATATATATTATATATTATAACATTATGGTTAATTATAAACTCTCTCGCAAATGTAAAAACGAAACCAAGAAAAAATCTAGGTTATCGACCAAACCAATAATTAAAAAAACAATCACGTTATATAAAATATGTAATAAATTAAACTGTCGTAAACAGAACAGTTCCACGAATCGTAAAATCAACAAACCTTATATATATGAAAGAGAATCAATACCACAAGTTGAAAGAAACTTGATATGTTATAATCAAAACTGGAACTGTAATTTGTGTGGTGAAATGTTTAAATGTTCTATAATTATAGACCATATTAGACCATTATTTTTAGGCGGGTGCAATAGTCTAAATAATTATCAAGGATTGTGTGATGTATGTAATAAAATCAAAACTGATGTTATCGACAAGAAATTGTATAAATCTTATATCACCGGTGAAATAGATGAATCTGAATTAACAACCACCTATATACTTGATAAACAGAAAAATTATTTTAATTCGAAAGAATATGGATTATATATTTAATTATCGTCTAACATCTAATGGTCTGTGAAATTTGTCATATTTTATCTTTATTGTTATAATATATATAATTAAGATTATAAAACATAATAGACAACTAACTTGTATATAGAACTGTTTAATTGATGCTATAACGATGAATATTATATATGATAATAGTTCAAGGAAAAGTGTTGCGTATGGAATATTTAATGTATATTCGTATTTGTGAAGTTCATATATAAAAGGAACATATGATATACATCTAATTAAAATCCCAAATATTAATATATAACTTAATATACGATCGTTCATATAATATATAGTATAAATTAAATTTAATTTAAATGGAATAAAATAGAATTAAATTTAATTTAAATGGAATAAAATGGAATAAATAGAATTAAATAAATGGTATATAATCTAAAGTAGTTCGTCGAGTCTCCAGTATTCATAACTTCCATCAGACATTGGTCTTTTAATAATAAATGGGATTTTTTTTAATTCTAACTCTTTCATTGCGATTTCACGGGGATCGGTTAAATCACCAACCGGAATGAATGCCAATAATCCACCCGCAATTTGTTGTGCGCGACATCCAATTATACGGGCCTTTTCATATTTAGTCAGTTTTGGTGTTGTTTGTCTTTCTTTATTTAAATCAGCTTCCACAATATCGGCTGACATAATATCATCAAAAATCTCTGGTGTTGTGTTCTGCATTATAGTATACTTATTTATTATATATTTAAATCAATTTTAAATTGAAAATAGGCGGAGTTACAAATAACTAACTCCATGTGGAGTTACAAATAACTAACTCCATGTGGAGTTACAAATAACTAACTCCATGTGGAGTTACAAATAACTAACTCCATGTGGAGTTACAATTAATACATATATATTTCATTTGTTGGTTTTGTTTAATTGTATACATCGCAATTTCATTCTTATCATTGTCTTTATGACTAATACATTCATTATTAATACATTTAATATTTTTAGTTCTAGGTAATGTACAATCAAATTTTAATTGTCTGTTATTATCATGTGTTGTGATTATTGAGTTTGTTTTATAAACCCGAGTATATAAGATATCATTCTTATTATCTGTGATATTACCACATTGTTTACAGATATTTTTCAGTGCATCATCTATCTCTGTAAGAGATAAAAGAGTATCACAGTTTTCACAGAAGTTAATATTCATTTGTTATATAGTATATTTATAATTTTATATTCAATTTTATTTTGTAACCACGTTAATTTGCCACTAAATGCGATATAATATCAGTATGGTCATATACCGGATATGTCTCTACTATATTATCACATATAATATCAAGTCCTATTATAATTGATAATATCAATTTATATATTATACGTTAGATGTTAATTGGACAACTTATATATGAGATAAAATTCATAAATTAAAAACTTAGTATACATTAATATATATATGCCTGGTGGGATTTTACAACTTGCAGCAACTGGCGCACAAGATGTTTTTTTAACTGGTAATCCACAAATAACATATTTTATAGCAGTTTATAAGAGATATACTAACTTTGCAATTGAATGTGTACAGCAATTATTCATTGGTAATGCCGATTTTGGTAAGAAAGTGTATTGTAAACTTGATAGAGTCGGTGATTTAATGAGTGAAACATATTTACATGTTCGACTTCCTAAATTATCAAGTATAAATAGTCCAGACACACCTATATATTGGATTAATTCAATTGGACATGCACTTATTAAATATATAGATGTTGAAATAGGACATACAATAATAGACAGACAATATGGAATATGGATGGAGATATGGTCCGAATTAACGATGGTAAAATCTAAAGAATCAGCATTTAATGAAATGATTGGTAAATATGATAAAATTAAAGGACAAATATCACAAACACATAGTGGAGAAATGGAATTATATATTCCATTATATTTCTGGTTTTGTAGAAATATTGGACTTGCATTACCTCTTATTGCACTACAACATCACAATGTAGTTATTAATATGGCAATTCGTGATATAGATGAATTATGGGTATGCGATGATGTAAACGTTGAACCGGATATAATAAAAATGATAGAATGTAGTTTATATGTTGATTATATATTCCTAGATGATGAAGAACGACGCCGATTTGCTAATAATGAACATGAATATCTTATTGAACAATTACAAATCAGTTCAACATCATTAGACGCTAGTATACATAAAGATAACGAATTAAGGCAAACGGCACAAGGTGATAAAACACTAATAGACATTAAATTTAATCATCCTGTTAAAGAATTCATTTGGATTATACAAAATTCATTAATCCTAGAAATGTCAGATGATGGTAAACATCTCGGCAATGATTGGTTTAACTTTGGTAATATAGTAGATAGAACTAAACAAGGGGATCCTATGTTTAGTGGTAAATTTATGATTGACGGTAAAGATAGAATGGCAACAAGAACAGGTAAATATTTCCGCCTTGTTCAACCATTTCAAAGACATACGAGTGTTCCAGAAGATACATATATATATGTATATTCGTTTGCATTAAACCCGGAAGAACATCAACCATCTGGAACATTTAATTTTAGTAGCATTGATAGTTGTTTATTTGAGGTGACATTAAACGCAGGAATAACAAGACCAGTCCTCCAAATGTTCGCAACAAACTATAATGTCCTGCGAATAATGGGTGGAATGGCTGGTGTTACTTTTAGTAATTAATAAACACTATATAGTATGGTTCTTCTCACCATCAATATGATTATTATGCTCACCTTATAATTTTAACAATACTAAACATTATATATTCTAGATACAATGTTGGTTTATTACACATATATATCTTACTAGTGCTTATTAAATCGATTAATTCAAATTTCACTTTATCCGGGTAATCATCGCCTAATAACTTATATAATATATATTTGATTATATCTGTATATGATGTTTCACATAACATATGTTTGTCTATATAATCCTTTATTCGTTGATAGAAGTGGTCTGTTAGTTTATCTTTCTTTAATGAAATAATTATTTTATCCAAATCCCCCCCGAATTCATCAACGTGCTTTTCATATTTAAACGTACTATCACTGGTTACTATATAAGATAAATTCAAATCATTCACAATATCTCGAATACTAATTTTGTAATTATATTTAGTATTCCGTTTTATAATATCATTTAATATATCATCTGTCGTTTCTATTTTTTCATGACAACAAACAGTTTTAAGTATAGACATTCCTTCGTCTCTTGTAATTCCTCTAACTCTCAAACAGAATAACCGGCTAATAATTGGTTCTATTATTTTATTTTTAAATTTACATACAAATATATATCGGGCGGTTTCATGATATAATTCCAATATTCGTCGCAATGCTAGTTGTATGGCTGTTGGAATATTATCCGCATTATATAATACAACAATTTTAGGTTGATTTGTTGATATATTAAGGGTTGAACTATAAAGTTTAATGAAATTAATCAATATGCGTTTATTCTTACTTGAATGTTGTCCCAAATCAATTTCTATATGGTAATTACTATTTCTGTATTTAACATCACCATTAAGTACACTGTTTGTTTTTATATTATGTACATCGTTGCCATATATTCCTGCTAAATATGACATAACGAATGTTTTCTTACCAGATCCTTCTATGCCATGAAATAACATATTATTTATATACCCGCATCTCGATAATTTAGAAATATTATTATTTAATTCTTTATTATAAGTTATGGTATGTAATGAACATGGTTTATATTTATGTATATACATATATGTATTAATTGTTTTAATATTAAGTTATTTGATTGTTTTAATATTAAGTTATTTGATTAAATAAAATATGTATTTTATGTATAGATATAATGACTATTAAATTAAAATATTTCAATAAATATTCAAAGCTAAATGAACCATGCTGTACTTCAACCAAAAAACATAAATGTATACCTCAGAATACATGTTTTATAATTAAATTTATAATGAATAGAAATAAAATAAAATTGAATAAACCAAAATCCTCTTAAAATCCTCTTAAAATCCTCTTAAAATCCTCTTAAAATCCTCTTAAAATCCTCTTAAAATCCTCTTAAAATCCTCTTAAAATCCTCTTAAAATCCTCTTAAAATCCTTTTACATATTATATAAAATAAACCCTTTATAAAAGTTTAATCGATTCGGATAATAATCGAATGTGGGCCAAATCCTTTGGTGATATTGAAATCAAGTCGCATATGAATAACAAAGTATCTTACCACTAAGAGTTATAAAAGCCCTTCTAATATTTGTATACATGTGGGTAATACGTCGTCAAGTGACTCGTTATGTTGTGTATTCAAAAATTTACTACGATCAATATCAGTCAAAGACTTACTGACGATATCGATTTGGGCGTATTTATGTCGGTTAGTTGCTGTGTTATTTTTTGTATGGTCACCCAATATTTGGAATATAATATATCCAATACTATACATATCAATACTTTTATAGATGCTAGATTTGTTACATTCAAAATTACGTGTGGTCTCTGCGACTCTATTCACTGTGGTTCTATCGTAATCGAAAAATCCATGTCTGTCTATTAAATCTATAGGACGATAGTCTTCCGATAATAGAACCTGATCGCCTATTTTACCATCTTCCATAAAAATAGACGAATCGAAATCACCGACATACCACGACATATCATCACTTACAAATATATTTTCTGGTTTTATATCACAATGTGCTATACCAACCTTGTGTAACTCATTTATTCCAGTTAATACATTGATAATTTGGCGTATTATATAGTCAAGTGATCTGTCGGTGAAAGGTGTGGAAGGATCATCAATTAGTGTCATTAAATCGAATTCATATTTCTTCATAGCAATTGATATTGCATAAACCGGGTCCGAATATTCAAATTTATGTGATATGATCCTACACATAGAAGGTATGTTATATGCACGTGCTATAATTAATGTTCTTAATTCATTTACTACATTCTTCATAAATGCATTACTTGTTTCTCTTTTTACTCTTTTTACTCTTTTTATAACAACCTTTCCCCCATATATATATATATTAGATTTATTTCCGAGGAGACCTTTTGATAGCATATTCATCTTATTATATGATTTATATATTGAATTTGAATTGTTTATATTATCATTAATACTGGGGGTGTTGAAATAATTAATACCCGCCTTGGTGGCATGACCGATTACTTTATCAAGCTCGATTTGTGTCTTATCCACTATGGTTTGTGTTGTCTCCCTTATATGCTGGTTTAATAAACGCGCATTAGGGTGATGTGCTGCTGGTGCTGTTGGTGCTGCTGTTTGTGCTGCTAAAAACAAACTAGGGCGTGATAATAGTGGTGTTGCTGGTGCGGAAACACTGTTCTTACCACCGCCTTTCATTTTAACACCAAATTGTCCTTTCTTAGTAACATACCCTGCTTTTACTAATCTATTATTCTGTTTAGCAAGTGTAGATGCTTTACGACTAACAATCTTACCCTGTTTATTGTATTTCAATTGTTTTTTAGTTAATCCACCAGTTGTTTTTATTGCGTTCCCATGCATAACCTGTGCCCTTGAACCAACTTTTTTAATATCAGTCATCTATATAATATATATAATATATAAATAAAAAATGGTTTATTTTAAATTTTAAACTATGAGTATCACTATTTACATAGTCGATTGACAAACCAAAATATATGAGTTTTGTGATTTCTCAAGAAATGCCGTAATGAAGTGTATTGCGGTAAAGTTCTATAATATTGAAAATGGAGAGGTCGAACTAACAACGATTCTACCATATACAATAGTCTTTGCTATTCTACTTACACCTGATAAAAGTTTATATGTTGATATTATCAAGGCGTGGGAAGATGTAATAATACACCGCTTCATATTGCATTATCTAAACAATATGCTAAATCTAAACAATATGCTAAATCTAAACGACACCCGTCAGTGATCGATATGCTATTGAAGAATGGTGTATATGTTAATAACAACTATTGATCACAATTTTTTATATATATATTCAATCAACTTCATTAAGTATTTATCGTCTTTCAATTTATCGATGTGTTCTTGATTTTTTATAAATTTGTCCGAGTTCTCTTTACTTTCATCATATTTATTTATTTTAAAATAACAATGACGTAAATTAGACGATATTATTGATTTAATATGTTCACAATCTACATCTTTGTGGAATCCATTAATCCAATAACAATACTCGTTGCTTACACATGTTATAGGGTATAATTCTTTATCAACGTTTAGATACATTAATTTAAATAAATCATAATCACCCCCAATACTTGCTCGTTCGAGTATTTTTTTTACAACGGTGTCGTCTAAGTCAAACTTCTCTTTCGTGAAGTTCCGTATAGGCATATTTTTTACATTCTTCGATTCTATTTTTTTATCAATCGCACTAATATAATTATTCATCTTTTCATCTAGGATATCAATCCTAGATTCTAAATTATCAATCTTGTCGTTCATACACAATACTAATTTATATATAGATTGTAGTAATTCTGTGTTATCAGTCATTATATAGTATATATATACATAATGTTTGTATATGTTTGTATATGTTTGTATATAAAACTATATAAAATATAAATACGTTGTTTGTATATGTTTGTATATAAAACTATATAAAATATAAATACGTTGTTAGTATATGACTAGTTTTTCAAGTAAGTATAATACAAAACCCAATAAGGCAGGTGATAACATGTCGTTCACTGAACGGTCAACATCCCAAAATAAATATAGGAATAATGGCAATCACCGATCGCGAGGTAATCAACAGTCCTATACATCACACAAAAATAAAGATAAAGAAAAACAAGTATTGTCTGATTCAGCATCATATAAAGAGATTGTTAATAATATTCCAACATTCACAACAGTTAGTTCTCATTATTTTAATAATAAACATGTTCATCTACCTAAAATATATAAACAAACTGTATTAACAAAACTAAACAATGTTAATCATTTACTAATTTTAAAAGAAATTAAATGGGGTGAATTTTAATGACGCGGATATTAATGAAACGACCATAGGTGTTTATCTGCTATTTTATTATCCGTACAGTTTTCAACACCGATAATAATTTGATCTGTTGTTGTTTTTAATGGAATTAAACATTTTTTATAGCCGGCGCTTCCTGAACTCCCCTTTTTATTAAAAAGGATTCGTCCATACGAATCCCATGTCCAAGAACTACAGTTACTGTGATTTTTAGTTAAGCCGACGGTTTCATACCATGACTTTTTATTACTTATACATGCACTATTTGATTTATATTTAGAATCAGAGCATTTACCAGGGGTGTCGTGTTTATATAAACACGATCCCATTTGATTATTTACACTATCCCATTTATTACGAATTGTCCCATCTTTGTCGTAGAACCATATATGCTTTGATTTTAAAAAACCCGGTTTCTGTATCATATTCGGTGGTATATAATTCCCCTGTCCTGCGTCTCTGGTTAATATCATATTAGACATTACTCCATTTGATAATGCTCCACTTGAAATATATTTACCATTCTTAGCAATCGCCGGTTGACTAATATAATTTTTTCTTTGAATAACTAATTGTTTTGGTTTACTTAACTTCATTGTGTTAACTTGTGCTTCTAATTTCGTTAATCTATCTGCGTCAGATATTAAGTGTTCTACGGTTGATTTACATATACGATATACATTGATATATATACATATAGATAGTATTAATAAACATATTGATATATATATTTTTCTATATTTCATTTACTATATAATAATATAATATTTTAACTAGTATTATTGTTGTTGATATGTAAATTATATTTTATTAATTCGAGACAAGATGTTAATAAATTATCGGTTATAATATCTAGTTTATTTGATTTGATTGTTTTATTATTTAATTTTTGTTTAATTAGTTTCAGTATTTGTTTAGTTTCATCTATATTAGGTGTTTCATCTATAATATTTATCATTTCATCTTTACTGGATTTAATTATAAATGATTTACCTGATGCTTTTTTCTGCCTATTACACAACAGATTAAATGTTAATTCGTCTATATTAATGTCATTTGATTGCATATATATGTTTATTTATTAAAATTAAACTACATTTAAAACTTATATGTATCAGTTCTATTATATCAATATGAATAATTCACCAATTCGTAATAATCATATGATACATTTGATAAATAAGATTCGTCGCTCAAATACAAATTGTATATTTAAACGATTCGAGGCATTTGATAATACCAAAATAAATCAACATATCATAGATATACTTAAAAAGAATAAATATTTATCAGATGATATCCCAATTTATAGTATTATGAAACATAAAGTTAAGTTAAGCATATATATGACACATCTTTTATTATGGTCTACTATATTAACTGAATATAAGAATATTTCACTTAATACTAGAATACATATACCACACTATATTGTATTAGAGGATGATATTAATATAGACCAAAATATTGAACTTAAATTAAAGTCATTGCAAAAATATATTCCCTCCGATTATGATATTTTATTTTTAGGGTACGGCGGTAGATTACTAGGAAAACAAATAAATGAATATATAACTCAACCATCGCCTGGACAACATCAAGATACAAACCACGGACTGTTTGCGTATATAATAAATCCTAATTCGATTGATAAATTAACAAATATATTATTACCGATTGATAGTTTATATATTAAGGGAAATTGGCAGTCAACAGGTAGTACTATACCACATATGGATTGGAAAATAAGATA